GCACAGCTGGTGCTCTCGGTGCACTGGGAGCGGTTCCCTCGTACTGGCGTGCTGGGCGCAGGGGAGGGGCTTTGCGCTTGATTGGAACGCGCTTCACGTCAAGACCTCGCGCCGCTGATCGAAGTGAATCATGGGGCCCTCATGGCGCACCGTAGGCGGCCATGTCTTGAGCAGCAGCATGTCGTCAACCATCCAGCACGTCACCGGCGTGCCGTGGTCATCGAAGGTGATGGCAAACAGCCTACCGCGCAGCATTTCGATGCTCTCGCCTGGCACGAGCACGCCGCTTCGGCGCAGCGTTTGCATCAGCAGTCCGTCACGCTCCTGGGTCATGCGCTCGGCCGCGCGTTGATAGATTTCTGCCGTCACGCTCATGGCAGTTCAACCTCTTTGCCAAACGTCTTGCCAACATAGGCACGCATTGCGGCAATCAAAGGGGTATGACCAGACATGTACGTGGTGCTCCATTCGACATCCTCGCGGATCGCTGGGCAGCGGGCCCAAATCACCCCCTGCGAGGAAACGACGGTCTGGTCAATCGTGATCCTCTCGCTCTCGATAATCGGCCCACCACGCGACCATTGCGTGCTGTAAGGAATCAGTCGAGGGATTCCAACCGTAAGGACTTCCCGCCCTGAGTGCATCAGCGCGTTGTGCACGCACGCATTCAGATCCGGTCCTTCCAACTCGCTGACCTTGTACTTAGCCATCAATGCACCTGTTCCCCTTCTGCCGCGCCTTCGTCAAACACCCCGTTCACCATCCTTTCGGTGATGCTCGGGTCGAGCTCGCAGGCGTAGCGCGTCATCGCCACTGCGATCTTCGCGGCCTGCTCCGGTGTCATTCCAAACCACTGCATCGGCTGGCTGAGTTGGATCACTACCCGGCCATCGGCTACACCGACACGGATGGCGTCGGGCCCCTCATCATCAGCCACGGACTGGAAGGCGAAGAGGTCTTCGGGTAGTGCCTTCGGAGAAACGGACTCGATCACCGAGACTGATGCAGCCACGGGGACAACGGCCGGCGCTGGCTTCACTGCCACGCGCGCTGCCTCGTCAGCCTTGTGCTTGGCGATGCGCTGATCGGCAATGGCTTTGAAGTCCTCTACGGGCTTCGTACCCACGGTGGCGAAGTCGGCGAACAGGAAGAACCAATCCTGCTCGCCAGGAAGCAGCGTGTTGCGATTGATCTCCAGTCGGTCAGCAACTGCGCTCGCGTCGATCTTGGCGTTCGCTAGGGCCACGGACACGGCATCCTTGAGGCTTGCGACGGTGCGCTTGCCCTTGATGGCATCACTGAACCCACCAACCATGCGGGGCATCCACGGCGTGCCCAGCCGGGTGTTCAGAGAGGCCACGTGCTTGTCGAGTTCGGTCTGTGCACCGGCTACGATCTCGCCGCGGATTTCCTCCTTGCGCCGCGTCACCTTGCGGTCCAGGTCGAGCCGCTTCTGGCGCATCTCGGCGCTGATGTGGTCGATGGTGCGAAACAGTTCGTCGATACTCGCGGTCTGCGCTAGGGCCTGCGCCTTGACCAGCTCGAGCCGCTCCTCCCCGTCCTTGCAGAACTTCACCGTCTTCTCGGCGTCGGCAAAGTCCTGATCGGTGGCGAGCTCGGTCTTGATGTTCGCCAGGAACGCATTGGCCGCCGCGCGGAAGCCGTCGAGGTTGCTGCTGACCACCTTCCCCTCGACGCGCACGGTCAGCGCTGGCAGGGCTTCGATCAGCGTTGCCAGCGGCTTCTCCACGGCCTTCTCAGGCTTGTGCGTGGCCAGGTCGCGACTGAACTGGAGCCAGCCGTTGCGGATGCGCTTGGCGAGTGCTGGGTTGGGCGTGTACCAGCAGTGGCGCTCCTCCACCAGCGTATCGCCATCCCACTTCGAGGCCATGAACAGCACGCGCTTGCAGCCAGAAACCATGCACTGCTGTTCCATCTGGACCTGGTAGTGCTCTGGCAGGAAGTCATTGGCGTTGCCGTCCTGCTGGCGCATGCAGGCGCGCAGTTCGGCGTTGAGGCTCTTGTGCTCGAAGGCCTCTGACAGCATCAGCGTGATGCCGTCGAACGAAGCCGACAGTCCCGCTTCATCAGAGCCGGTGACTGGGTACAGATCCTCGCCGATGATCTTCTCGGCCAGTGGACGCGCCAGCGCTTCCATGCGGTGGCCGTTGTCGAAGAGGGCCTGCGTGCCTTCGTCGATCTCGGGCGAGATACCGCTGGCCCGTTCGTCAAGCAACGCGGTGCGCGTCTTGTAGGGCGAGATGCCCAGCATGGCTGGCGCGTCGGAGGCGTTCCAGTGCTGCACACGGTGGGCGCGCCACTCGGGGCTCCCCTGGGGGAATTCGTGCATGTTCATCGGGCTTTGGCTCCGGGGGTTTCGGTGGGCTTGGGCGACTTGCGGATGTCGGCCTTTTGCTTGGCAGTGAGCGGGTTCTTGCTCTCGACCATCGCGATGATCTGCTCGGCAGTCTTGGTGCCGGCGAAGATCAGCGCCTGCCACATTGGGAAGTTGGTCTTGAACTTCTCCTCGGGGTAGGTTTCGACCTTCTCGGGCTTGGCTGGAGGTTGCTCGGGCTGCTGAGGTGGCGGGTCATCGTCGTTGCCTGCGTGAATGTCGGCCTTGCTCCACAATTCCAAAGCCAGCCCGAAGCGCATCGCGGCGTTCCGAATGGCATCGCCGATCACCTCTTTCTCGCGCGAGCCGGCGTCCATCTGGTCTTTCTTGTCCGCATGGCCGTAGCCAATGCGCGTCAGGCCGCAGACGGTGAGTTTGATCCAGAGGCCTCCGGTCGCATCGAACTTCGGCAAGCCCGAGTCGTCGTAAGCCATCGGCTCCCAGCTCCATTGCTGATCGGCTTCCAGCAGTAAGTGCGTTGCTGCGGCATGGCCGACGAACGACAGGTGGCGGATTTGCGGATGGTGCCAGCCGCCACAGACTTGGCAGTTGCGTTTCTCGCTGTTGTCGCACTGGTTCTGCGCCTTCGTGCCTTTGGGCAGTTGACTGATGAGGTGCTCGGCGATCGGCTCGCGCAGCAGCGCCAGCCCGGTCGGCTTGGGCACGACTGCCCCATCGACCTTAACGTCTTCAGTCATTTGATGTTCCTTCAAAAGATGGAGTCATCGACCGGCGCCGGGTTGGCGTGGTCCCAGTCCAGCGCCAGCAGCTGGCTGATCTGCCGGTCGATGTACGTGGACTTCGCGTGCGCGATGGCTAGCACCGCGGTCTGCTCGGCGCGCAGCGCCTTGACCTTGTTCTCGACCATCGTCTTCTCATCGACGAGCGTGACGGTGATCTCGGCCGTCCCGACCCGGGTCCACGGGTTCTCGCCGGTGTCCATGCCTTCATGGATCGAGAACGTCAGTTGGTTGATGGCCTGTCGTTCGTCGCCGGTCAGCTCGTGCGGACCGTGGTATTGGGTGAGCCACGCGATCGTCGTGGCCTTGAGGGTTCGGGTCATCGTGTCTTCCTTCTATGGTGGAGCCGCGCAATCTTCAGTGCGGCGAGAATGGAGTGGCCGCTCAATCTGTGAGAGCGGTAGCAGCGGAAGAAGCGCAGCATCAGGGGCTGTCCTTGTTCTTCGCGGGCGGTTTGGCCAGCGCTTCGCGGATCGTGTCGGCCATCCCGGACAACTCGGTGCGGTAGTGCAGTGGTTGCACGACGCCGGCCATTTGGCGCAGTTTCTTGCCGATGCGAGCCAGCAAGCGGCGCGCGGCTTGTTGGCATGCTCACCGCCACCACCTCGCCACCAGCCAGAACCCCAGCCCGAACGCAAACATCAGCACGTAGGCGGTGACAGCCCAGCGGTCGATGAAGTCGAGACACCGCTCGAAGTGGTCGGTGTGCTTGGCCAGCAGCTCCGACTGCACGTGTTCGGCTTCGGTGCCCATGCGCGGCATCGGCGGCGTATAGGCCGATCCGATCTTGATGCCGCTTCTGGTCGTGACCAGCTTGTGATGCTGATCGGTCCACCGCGTCATGTTCTCAACCATGCTCGCTCTCCTCGTCAATGTCGATCTCGTCTTCGAGCAGGTCGCGCACGCGCGTCAGCCACGTGTCGTCAGTGAACGTGCCATCGGCTTTTTGGCCGGTCAGGCCTTCGTGCAGCAGGTCGTACATGCGATTGGCCTTCGACCAAAGTCTGGCATTGGCGCGCGCTTCCTGAACGGCGTGCTCATCCTTGGTGCGGATGTCGCAGAAGGCCTCGCCGACCACATACCAGCCACCGGCTTCGCTCATGATCACGCCGTAGTCGCCCGAGCCATCGGCGCTCGCACTTGCGGCCATGACGCCGCGGCTGTGGTGGCTGCGCTCAGCCATGATGATATTCAGCCGGAGCATGCCGACGCCACAGAACGTGATCCTTGTCGACCTCTTCGCGGACGATGCGCAGGCGCTGCAACTCGTCGCGGCAGCGCTTCCAGAAAGCGTGGTCGTCGGAATACTCGAAATTCCAGTCGAAACGTACGAGCGCCGCCACGTAGGCCGCCAGCTGACGTTCTCGCAGCGGGTTGCCCTGCGGCTCGGCACGTGCCACCGCGGCACGGAATCCGGCGTTGATGTTGGGGTCCGAAATGATCGCGGCCAGGATCGGATTTGGGGTGTGCATCTGGAGCTCCTTGCCGGTCATTGGTGCCGACGTTGTGGGAACGGATGATGCCTGAATCGAGATTAGCGTGTCAACCGTTTTTACTCACGATGATGGTTAAAGTGTGCTTGACGCTTACTCGCATAGATGAGTAGACTCCCGGCCATGAACCCAATCGACTGGCCAGACATCATTCGCTACCTCGAGGCCAAGCCCATGACTCAGCAGCAGATCGCTGACGCGGCCAAACTATCTTCCTCGGGGCACGTCAGCAACCTCAAGAGCGGCACGCAAAAGACCATCGAGTACACCTTGGGCTGCAACCTGATGGACTTGTACCTGAAGGAGAAGCGTCGGCGCGAACGTGCCAACAGAGCCAAGCCGGCGCGGGGTCGGCGGTGAATCATGTGGCTCTATCTGCCATCGAACTTTTCTCAGGCGTCGGGATGCTTGGAGAAGGACTGCGAGCCGGGCTCGCCCACATGGGCGTCTCGTATCGCACCATCTGTCACGTTGAGCGGGAAGCATACCCAGCCGCAGTCCTGGTTGCGCGGATGGAAGAAGAATCCTTGGATGAAGCGCCTATCTGGAGCGACGCTTGCACCTTCGACGCTCAAGCGTGGCGTGGCCGAGTGGATTGCGTCGTTGCCGGCTTCCCATGCCAAGACCTCAGTGTCGCCGGCCGGCGCGCTGGCCTTGATGGGAAGCGCAGCGGGCTCTTCTTCGAAGTCGTTCGGATTGCAACCGATAGCGGTGCGTGGCTCATGGTTTTGGAGAACGTCGCAGGCATCGCTACTGCCACCGCCTCCGTTGTGGACGCGGAAGAAGGCGAACTCGACGAACGCGCGGTTTCCAGAGTCGTGGGAGAACTGGCCGACCTCGGGTGGAATGCGGAATGGATCACTCTTCCAGCGTCCGATGTGGGTGCCAGCCACGGCCGATCAAGGTGGTTCTGCCTCGCGTGGCGACTGGATGACGTCAGTGGTCCCGAACGGTGGTCGCGGCATGTCAGCGAGTCTGGTCAACTCGAAGGGCACGACGCCCGAAGGCGACAAGCGTACGGTTCCGCTCGAGGCGCAGGCAAAGCACTGGGCATCACCGACAGCCCACGATGGGCGACGGCCGGGGGCGGATCAGAAATCAACCCAAGGCATGAATTTGAGTCGGGATGCCTCGGTGTGGCCGACGCCTACCGTAGCGAGTGGAGCTCAAACACTGAGCGACCCGACTCCGGGGCAGACGGGCGGATCAACCCTGAAAGGCATCGTGCGCCAATGGCCGACTCCGGATGCCTCGATGTACGCGGGCTCGAACCGTTCGCCATCGGTCGGCGCGGCGATCAGGCCGGCGATCAGGCCGGCGATCACGCTAGCGGCACAGTCGTGGCCGACTCCGACTGCGATGGACTCGGAGGCGGCCGGAGGCAGGGCGTGCATCGAAGCGGGGAACCGCGGCAACACCCTGAGCAATCACTCGCAGCAATGGCCCACACCGGCCGCACGGGACCACAAATCCGAGCGGGGGGGGGGTGGAGACTTTGAAGCACTTCAATCGCCCGAGTGGCCCGAGCCTGCCTGCGTTCATCGAGCATTCGACCTCTTCGCCCCGGGCCCTGGTGATCCAGCCTGGTCAGGAATCCTCGCTGGGCAACCCTGGCGAAGCCCTGCGCTCAGTCTTGAAGGGGAACTCGACGCCTCGGCTGCTTTCGCAGCGACTCAACCCGTACTTTGTGGAGTGGCTGATGGGATGGCCGCTGGGCTGGACTTCAACGGCCGAGCAGGGCGCCTCAAGTGCGGAGGAAACGGAGTTGTGGCGCTCCAAGCTGCACTGGCATTTGTCGTACTTGCTCGGCGAGCTGGACTCTTCATTGTGAAGGATGTGGAATGACATACGGACCTTGCGCCAAAGTGACCGTAACCTGCACGATCGTGGCCACCAATGGCGAACGCTTCGTCGGCACCAATCGTTGCGCAAACCCACAGGCTGTTTGCCCCCGCGTTTACGGTGACGACTACACGAAGTGCACGACCATCTGCCAGCAGGAGGGCCACGCCGAGCAGGTCGCAGTGCGGCTGGCTGGTGACAAGGCAGTCGGCGCTCGCGCCTACCTCGAAGGCCACACCTATGCTTGCATGACGTGCCAACACCTGATGTTCGGTGCTGGCGTCATTAGCTTCGGAATTGGTGCTTCATGATGCTCACATGCCGCCCACGAGGAAAAGGCAACTGGGCCTTGATCACCATCGTCATCACCGGCAAGCGCGTCCCCCAGCCGGGTCTGATTGACTTCTACATCGGCCAGGTCTTCGCCTTCGGGCCGATGACGTTGAGGGTGATTGAGGTGCAGCCCTAGTGGCCGGCGCTTTCTGTGGAAAGAAGCACCGACCCCCGCACCCAACTCGAGAACAAAATGAAGCCTAAAAACCAACCGACAGTCGACCGGGTTGCACACCCGATCGGAATGTTTGCAGTAGCGCGGCACGCATCCAGTGTGAAGCGCGCACACTTCGTTGTCCTGCATCCAACCTATGAGGCCGCCGCTGCCGAGGCTGTGCGTCTGGTGGTGCTGATGGCAACTGCCGAACCGCAACGACAGCACCACTTCTATGTTGTCGAGGTCGCAGCCCGGTTTTCTGCAGGCATCGATGGCTTGCAAAGTCAAGAAAGGACAGCATAAAATGCAACCGCTTTCGACGCAACCGGAGCAAAGCAGAATCAGGCCCCTTGTGAGTCTGTACTCGTCCCAGATGGGCCTCGGTTGCGTCGAGGAGAGTACAGGCCCACAAGGGGCTTTGTGCTTTCTGAGCCGCATGAGTCGCGTCAGGAGCGGGCCTGCATGGGCTGCCACTCAGAAACACCGGCCTTCGGACACCCCGAAGCGCGCCGCCCGGCCTGTCAGACGAGGGACCGGACAAGACTTGCGGGCAAGTGGTGAGACAAACCCAAGTCGATCGAATCGCTGCCTCAAGGGTACGCTGGGGAGGGGGATGGGAATCTCTTTCGGGCGCGGGATGAAAGCCACGTCTTTCACCCTTGGGGTTCCTATGTCCACGAGGAATCCATGAACAAAGTAGTAAAGCTGAACACCCGAAAAGATTCAGTGCTCCAAGAGGATGACACCATCGACATCGACGAGGCTGAAATCCAGCGCGCGGCCATGACGGTGTTCGAGGAGATGATGGACGGCGGCTGCGGCTTGCGCGACTGCATCACCGCGGTCTACTTCGCCGGGATGGAGCGCATCACCGGGCTGCAGAAGGTCAAGCGCATTAAGAAGCCGGCGGTTCCACCGTGCCCGCACGACGCGATCGTCGCGCTGTACCACGAGCACCTGCCGATGCTGCCAGGCGTCAGCGTGATGAACCCGGCCCGCCGCAAGGCTTTGCGCGCGCTGTGGGTCTGGATCTTCGAGTCGCGCAAGGCTGACGGTAGCCGGCGCGCAACCACTGCCGACGAGGGCCTGAAGTGGATCGCGATGTACTTCACGCGTGCCACCGACAATGATTTCCTCATGGGGAAAACCAAGCGCTCCGAGCAGCACAAGGGCTGGCAGCCAGACCTGGACTACGTGGTGTCGGCCAGCGGGATGAAACAGATTCTGGAACGCACGACGTCATGAGCGACACCGACGCATCCGCGCTGCGCGTCCCCCCGCACTCGCTCGAGGCCGAACACGCGGTGCTGGGCGCGCTGCTGCTCGACAACGCGGCCTGGGACCGGGTTGGCGACATGCTCGCGGCCAAGCACTTCTACCGCCACGAGCACCGCCTGATCTACCTGGCGATCGGCACGTTGATCACCGCGATCAAGGTCGCCGATGTCATCACCGTGGCCGAGCAGCTCAAGCGCATGGAACAGGGCGATACCTGCGGCGGGATGGTCTACCTGAATTCGCTGTCGGCCAGCGTGCCGAGCGCGGCGAATGCGCGCTACTACGCCGGCATCGTGCTCGAGCAGGCCCGGCGCCGCTCGCTGATCGCCGCGCTCGACAACGCGACGAGCCGGGTCTGGCAGGCCACGCATCCGATCGACGAGCAGCTGAACGTGATCGCGCACGGCATCGCGCAGCTCGAGGCGCAAACCCAGGAACTGGTGCCAGAGCAGCTCAGCGGTCTGGTCGTCGAGCGCCTCGACCACATCACCGCGCTGCACGAGCGCACCGGGTCGCCTGGCTGGAGCACCGGGCTTCCGCAGCTCGACGCGATGATCCGCGGCGGCTTCCACCCGGGCCGGGTCTACCTGATCGGCGGCCGTCCCGGGATGGGCAAGTCGGCCTTCTCGCTGTGGACCACGCTGCAGCGCTGCCTGGTCGACCAGATGGCCGCGCTGTACCTGTCGCAGGAGATGCCGAAGACCGAGGTGACCGAACGGGCGCTGGCGATCGCCGGGCCGCTCAGCTACACCGCGATCCAGACCGGGAAGCTGGCCGACCGCGACTGGGCCAAACTTAGCCAGGCGGCCGAGAAGCTGGCGCTGCTGAACTTCCACATCGACGAGCAGGTCGGGCTGTCGCACGGCGACATCCGCGTCAAGGCGCGCTTCATCAAGGGCCTGCAGCTGCTGGTCGTCGACTACGTGCAGCTGTGCAGCGGCATCGGCGACAGCGACGGCGGCCGGCGCCAGCAGCAGACCCGCACCGAGGAGCTCGCGATCATCAGCCGCGCGCTGAAGCAGCTCGCGAAGCAGCTCCATTGCGCGGTGCTGGTGCTGTCGGGCCTGAACCGCTCGGTCGACGAGCGCATGTTCCGGCGGCCGATCATGTCGGACTTCCGCGACTGCGGCCAGCTCGAGGCCGATGCCGACGTGATCATCGCGCTGTTCCAACTGCGCGCGAAGGATGCGACCGGCCGCCGCATCCTCGGCTTCGACGTGATCAAGTGCCGCCAGGGCGAGACCGGCTGCGTCGCGGTCGACTTCTGGGGCGACACGATGGAATTCGCCGAGAGCGAGTACAGCGCCGACGACCTGCTGCGGCCCGACAAGAAATCCAAAGGAGGAGACCTGTGACCAAAGACAAGTTCAATCAACTGCTGCAATCGGCCCGCGACATCGTGCGCCACGCTGACCTGCATGTACCGCTCGACCCATTCACCGTGGCGTGGGCACGCGAGGTGCTGACCATGAACCCGCGCAAGACCAACCCGACGCCGGTGCGCGACAAGATTCTGGCGCTGTGGAACGACGATCTGCTGGCCGGCTTCAGCCCCCAGTACATCGCCGAGGAGACCGAGCACCCGATCAAGAAGTCGCGCGAGCTGTGCGCGCTGCTGGCGCAGGACGGCATCTTGTTCAAGCTCGGCGGCGGCCGCGGCAACCGCTTCTGCGGCAACCAGGTGCTGTACTTCGCCGACGCGCAGGCCTGCGAGCGCGCGCGCCCGGCCTTCGAGGCGGCGCTGCTGGCCGAGAAGAAGCCGGCCAAGGCCCCTCGCCCGCCGAAGGCCGACAAGCCGCTGGCGATCCCGCGCCTGGCCAGCACGCGCAAGCCACGCGTCAACCTGGCGCGCAACGACCAGACGCCGTTCAACCCCACCGACGAGCTCAAGCGCGCGAAGCGCCACCACAAGGCCCCGTCCGGCGACGCGATCATCCCGGCCGGCGTGAAGATCACGCAGTGCCCGAACTACGTGGACAGGCGCTTCGCTGTGCAAGCCCCGTCCGACGGGTTCCTGGCCGAGTTCAAACGTCTGCGGGGTGAAGCATGAACGGCATCCTGGCGATCGATCCCGGAACGACCGAAAGCGGCTGGGTCGTATTCAGCGACGGGAAAGTGGTGTCGTCCGGTGTGATGCTGAACGGAGAATTGATCGATTGGATCGGCAACGACCCGGACCTGACCGACTTCACCTTGGCCATCGAGATGATCGCGAGCTACGGCATGCCGGTCGGCCGCGAGGTCTTCGAGACCTGCGTCTGGATTGGCCGGTTCAAGCAGGCATGGCGCGAGCCCGACGCGGTGCGCTTGATCTACCGCCGCGACGTGAAGCTGCACCTGTGCGGCTCGCCACGTGCCAAGGACGCCAACATCAACCAGGCGCTGGTCGACCTGCTCGGGCCGAAGGGAACGAAGAAGGCACCCGGGCCGTGCTACGGCGTCAAGTCACACGCATGGGCAGCCCTTGGCGTGGCCGTCACGGCGCAGCACACTCTGCGCGCGACCTAACTCCAGGAGAAGACGATGAATACTCATGATCCAGTATTTGATGCGTGGTGGCACAGCCAAAAGACGATCGACGCTTTGGAGTGCAACGACCATAGCATTCAAGAAATTTGCAAGATTGCGTGGGAAGGTGCGGTGGCAGCAGAGCGCGCGCGATGCGCTCAGCTCTGTCGCGACAAGATGCCGAGCGAGGGGATCATTCGTCGAACGCTCCTGGATTTGGAGCGTGAAATTCTTGATGCCTAACGTCCGATTCAAGGAAGGGTTAGGCGGCGGTGAAAGAGGGTATTGAACATGACAGAGTTTCAAGAGCCGATGATCGGCGCCCTAAAGCGCTCTTTGAACCAGCACGAGAGTTTGACTTAACGGGCGGCGAAGCCGTCCCGTTGAAGGAAGGGTTAGGCCACAACGAAAGGAGCAAACGTGAAGAACGATGACCGCAACTTAAACCCGCACAAGCCTGCAGTGATGGCGATGTGCCTTTTCAATCGCCACTACGCAGCGCAGAGTGGCGGCAGCATGGACTTCTGGGCCGGCCTCACAACGGGCGAGCAACAGACGTGCCGCGATCTTGTGAAGCGCCTGGACGAAGCGCCGCCAGAAATGCCGCGCCTTGCTGCCTTGCGGCGTTAGCGTGATTCGCTGGCTCGCATTGGGGCCTAACGTTTAGTTCAGCGGCAGGCCGGAGCGCAGCGTAGGGCTGTCCGGCTGCAACGATCAGTTAGGCGTGTTGGCCAGAGAAGATAACGATGGATTTGCACGGAAAAATCATGAACTTGCGTGCCAAGCCGCCCAAACATTGGGACGTGAAAGCGTGGGTCGATGCTTTCAAGGTCGGGCACAAGCAAGCCCGGCACGACGCAGCAGAACTTGCCCTGAAGGCCAACGCGCTGGCCGCCGAGTTGCGCGACGTGCTTGAGTGGGTGCATGTTGAACGCGCCCCGCTGCGCGAGCAAGAGATTGCGAGCATAAAGCGGGTGCTGGCCGAGTACGACGCCTAACGATTAGGTTGTGCGGCCGGCTTTAGCCGGTCCGCTCGAACCGCCAGTTAGGCGGCGGATTGACGAAGCGAAAGGAAACGATGATGGACCCAAACGTGACAGCCGCGGCGCGACACTTCGACGCGCAAGAGGCGGCAGCGGAGAACGCCTGCTACACCGCCGCAGCGAAGAATGGCACCGACCGCGACAACGCGGAACTGTGCGACGACGGAGATTGCTGCTGCCCGGAGTGCCCGTGGAAAGAGACGGCGGGCAAGTGGCGCAAGTTGAGGCCGCTTCTGTTCTCGATGGGGTCATGATGAAGCCGACCTTTGCTGAACGCTGCACCTTATCTGAGCAAGTTCTCCCGGCTTCACCGTACCGCGACATGCTTTCGCGCCTGCACTCGGAAATGCTCGCAGAGATTAGGCAGCTTCGAGCGGGACTGCCCGCATGCCCCGAATGTGGGGAACCGATGACCTATGACAAAGGCGAGCCAATGACGCGCGACCACCCAGGCGAACAACCATGTTGGTTCTGTGAATGTGGGAATACGCAAGACGCCTAACGTTTGACATGAGAGGACGCCCCGAGATGAACGATGCAAACACTCAACTTCCCGAGGGCGGTCCTCTCGATGGAAATGTTAGACGGCGCACCCCGACGAGGCGCGTGCTGGTGGACCATCGGACATGCGGCGGCGGAGGTTGCTCGCGATGCAACGAGCGCGGCACGAAGATGGTGGTAGTGCTTCGAGTCGGCGCCCCGATGCCACGCGATGCCGAAGCGTTTGAGGCGGCCCGCGAGCGCTGCCCCTGCTATGAGGGCTACTCGATCAATGCCGGCGTCTCGCAATGCACGCACGCAGACCGCCGCGACGACGGCGAATGGTGCGAGCTAGGTGTGTGCCCGCTGGTGCCGCCTAACGTTTGAGATAACCGGCGCCCGCAGGGTGTCCGGTTGATCGAATGGTTAGGCCTGATGGAGAAACAAGGAGAACGATGATGGACCACTTGATTGACGACAGTGACCGGCTGAAACGTTGCCCGCATTGCGGATCGGAAGCCGAGATTCACACGATGCCACACGAGGACAACTGCAACGACGGCGCGATGTTCGTCATGTGCAGCAACAGCGCGTGCATGGCGTCGAGCGCACTTGTCTTTCCGACTATGGGCGACGTGACCCATCTGCTGATGGAGCGTTGGAACAAACGAGCTGAGTTCAACCCGACTGATGCAATGGTAGCGGCCTATCTAACCGCCAATGATGCCTATTGGCGCGAGGTAGACGCTATTCCGCCGAGCAAACGCGACCCGAGCACCTGGAGAAACGGAACACCCACGGAAGCAACGAGAATTGCGCTGAAAGCTGCTTTTGCTTGCGCTCGTCTGAGTGAGCCCGTGTTCGAAGTCGGGTTTGGCTGGTTAAAGGATTCGCGCCAGTATCCTCGCGGGACGTTGCTGTACGCAGCTCCTGACGCCTAACGTTGAATTAAGCGGACCCGGAACGGGGTCCGCTTCAATGCCGAGTTAGGCTGGTGAACGGAGGCAGAGGGCTATGACGACAGAAACAACAGCAGTACCAGAACCCAACATGGGCAAGATGTCGAAAGAGCAATGGGATGAGCGGCTTCGTGAAATCCGTCAGGAGATGGTGGACGAGAAGCGCGCACTACCGCAGGGCTATCTTGCGGCGCTCCCATTCGCCATCAACGCGGCACGGGCATGCGGCTACGCCCTGGCTCAGCATGGAACGATGGGGCGCGATCTTGATTTGGTTGCTGTGCCGTGGACTGACGACGCTTGCAGCGCCGAAGAACTGGCGCTCGCAATCGCGGCAGCAACAGGCACGAACGTCACGCAGGACGGCAAGCATGACCCGACCCTCAAGCCCCATGGTCGCCTTTGCTGGTCGCTGCATTTCCACGCCGTGAGCAAAGACCAGTGGGCCATCGCTACCGGCTGCTATATCGACTTGGCAGTGATGCCTCGGCAATTGACGCCTAACGTAATGTGTACGTCAACCTGACGCCTACAAACACGTCATTTGACGCATAACTAGCCTATGTCAGACCCCAGCGAGATCGCGGCGCGGAACTTCCACTGACGCACCCAGCGCGCCGAAACGGATCAGCCGTTCTTGCGAAACCACTCGGGACGCAGTTGGCGCAGCTGCTTGAGGCGCGCGGCCGGGAAGCCTGCCTGCCGGTACTGCTGCACCGCCTGGCGGCTCACGCCGAGGATCCTGGCTAGTGCGCTGACCGAGCCCGCCTTGTCGATTGCTTTGAAGATGTCCATGCACCGATGGTGCCTCAACTCAACTTGCGGCACAAGACCAACTATTTCACAGGTGAGCATGACGAAATAGCTTGCGGGGCGAGCTCATGCAGTTGATACTTTCTCCGTCGCCATGGAATCAACCAACCGGAGATAGATCGCGATGAGAAACCACAACCACAGCGGCGCCACGTTGCCCCCAGTGCCGTTCGACGAATTGGCCGGGCTCGAGATCATCGAGCCGCGCAACAAGATGGAGCTCGACTCCGCGTGGTGCGAATACCAACTGGCGCTGTACCGCTTCAAAGAAACCGATCATGACCACCGAGCCAACTGAGGAGTCATGATGGACCGAGCCGTGTTCTGGGGCAAGATCCTGCTCGGCCTGTCGGGCCTGGCTGGCGTGCTGTGGATGGTGTGGCTGTGCTTCAACGCGCCGTTCGAGGATGACGATGGAGACGTCTGAGTTTCTCGGATGCACGACATGAAGACAGCCGTGATCCTAGCTTCGGGGCCAAGCCTCAATGCTGAGCAGATCGACGCCGCGCGCCGCAGCGGTCATCATTGCATCGTCGTCAATGCAACCTATCGCGTCTTCCCCGACGCCGACACGCTCTACGCCGGCGACATGATGTTCTGGAGAACTTATTTTCCGGATATCGCCCGCACGTTCAAAGGCAAGTTGGTCACATGCGACAGCAGCGCTGCGGCGCGCTGGCCGCGGATCACGCGCGTGCGGGGATGCAACCGCGAGGGGCTCGGCAAGGAGATCATCCACATGAACGGCTCGAGTGGATTTCAGGCGATCAACCTGGCCTACCTGCGCGGGTTCAAGCGGGTCATCGTTCTCGGCATGGACATGAAGCTCGGCCCGAAGGGAGAGCAGCATCATCACGCCGACCATCCGAGCCCTTGCGTTCAAGCGCTGGATCTGAAGGGGTGGCTGCACAACAGCGTGAAGCTCGGCCTCGACTTCGAGAAGACGGACTGCGAAGTTTTGAACGCAACCCCGGGCTCGGCGCTGCGGTGCTTCCCGCTCGTGGATTGGCGGGAGGTGTTGAAGTGATAACTCTCATTGACGGGACACCTATTCGCGTCGAGACCGGCGAGTTCTCATTCGTCTACGGTGCCCCCCGTCGCATAGGTGACGAGGCATTGCTGCGCACCTCATGGCGTGAAGTCGTGCGCGTGATGCTGCTGCCCGATTCGATTGGGCGTTTGTGGCTTGTCCGTACACACCGTGAAGTCGCGCCGTATTGCCGGACTCGACCTAGAGTTCGGAAATACCTGACACCTAAGCACAGGGCGCGGCTCGTTGCAAAAGCACTGCGCTTGAAGAGAGAACTCGCCGAAACCATGCGCAAGCTCGGACGACCGACGTGATGAGAGCCGTCCTACGCATCCGACGCGAGCCCGCATACCGTCGTGAAGCCTTCGAGAAGGGCCTGCGCCGTGTCGGCTTCACGCTGACAGAGAAACTCACCCCGAGCGGCCCTGAGGACTTCTTGGTGATCTGGAACCGCAAACGGGGCGCCGACGAGCAGGAGGCCGATTTGTGGGAGCAGCGCGGCGGCACCGTGATCGTGTGCGAAAACGGCTACCTCGCGAAGACCGAGAAGACCCACTACGCGATCAGCGTGCACCAGCACAATGGTGCGGGTTGGTTTCCGGTCGGCACTGAAGACCGCTTCGCTCAGCTCGGGTTCGAGGTGAAGCCCTGGCGCTCGCCCGACGAGAAGGGCCGCCACGTGCTCGTGCGCGATCAGCGCGGCATTGGCTCGACGCTGATGGCAAGTCCCCCGAACTGGGGTCGCAAGACCGCGGCTCAGATCACGGGTTGGGTGGGTGGCCCGGTGCGCCTGATGGCACACCCAGGCGACAAGAACAAGCACGCGCTCGACGCCGCGGCGCTGCGCAACGCCCGCGCGTGCGTGATCTGGTCGAGCGCGATCGGCGTGCGGGCGCTGACCGAGGGCATTCCGGTCTTCTACGCCGCCCCGCACTGGGTGTGCGAGGGCGCGGCGGCACGGTTCACGAGCTTCGGTGTCGCCCTGCGCGATGACGCGGCCCGCGCCACGGCGCTGTACCGCATGGCTTGGGGGCAATGGCACTTCGACGAGATCGCCAGCGGCGAGCCGTTCAAACGAATCATTGAAAGACGAGAGGAGGCCGTGTGGCCCTGACCTGCTACCCGATACCCGGCAAGGCCAAAAGCGACGCCATTTGCAAGGCGTTTGCGGCAGGGGCCCCGAAGAGCGCGAAGGGCACTGTCTTCTTCGGTGTTGAAGGCCAACTGACGGCATTTCACCGCGCGAAGGCCAGCGGTGAGCCCTGGTACTTTTGCGACAACTCCTATTTTGACAAGCACCGCGGCATCTACTTCCGTGCCACGAAGAACGCATTACAGGTCGACCCTCGCGGCAAGGTCAGCGATGGCAAGCGCTTCGCCGCGCTGAAGGTGCCCGTGAAACTGTGGCGAGGAAACCAGAACGGCGACATCTTGCTCGTGCCGCAGTCCGACAGCTTCATGAAGTCGACGCTCGGATTGCCCTACGACTGGGTCGACAAGACACTCGGCGATCTCTATCTATGGGGCATCCAGGATCGGGTTCGGGTGCACCCTTGGGACCGCGACAAGCTCAAACGCAATGCCGCCTTCTCCGAGATGCTGCCATCGACTGGGCTCGTCATCACCCACTCATCAGCCGCGGCGATCACCGCTCTGCTCGAGGGCATCCCGGCGATCAGCACCAGCGATACGGCTGCGGCACACTGGCTCGGCGGTCCGTTTACTCCAGCAAACGTGGCTCGACCAAAGATATCGAGTACAGAGGAACGGCTTGCGTTCGCGCAGGTACTGGCCGATGGACAATTCACACTTTCCGAATTTCGAGATGGGACGGCATGGCGATGGCTGAACAACGAAAACTAAAGCCCTGGTTCAAGACCAAGGGCCGCGCTGGTGATCGCTCGCTCGAACAGCAAATGCTTGGCCTCGACGACCTGCGCGCACGCGTGACCGGCAAGACACTTTTAGATGTGGGCTGCGCCGAAGGCCTGATCAGCATGCGCCTGTTCGACGAGGGCGCGAAGGCTGTCCACGGGCTTGAGGTGCGGCCGGACTTCGTCAAGGTCGCGAACAAGCTGCGCGGCGATCGCGCATGCACGTTCGAGGTCGCCGACGCCAACGACTACGAGCCCGTGCGCGACTATGACATCGTGATCATGCTCGCGGTGCTGCACAAGTTGCGCGATCCGAGCTCTGCTGCCAAACGCTTTGCCACGGCGGCGCGCGAGATGGTGGTGCTGCGCACACCCCCGGCTACGCCAGCGACGGTGATCGACGACCGCTCAGGCGGCGAGAAGCACCACGTCGGCGCGGTGATCGTGGGCTGCGGGTTCATGCTCAAGAACGCGGGCTTCGTTGGCCCTAAAGGTGAGTGGGTTGGAACGTACGAGAGGATCGTATGAGAGACGGTGATCGCCTGCCAATCGAGCTGATGGCTCGGCGCGAGGACTGGGCTGAGGGCATCTCGGTCTACATGCGCCAGAAAGCAGTCGGCAACGGCGTCATAGTTGCGGGCCCCGTCGTGATGACGCCCCATGTCATCGGCACGTTGATCGAGCCGATGCTGCGCCTTGGCATTCAGCAAGCCCAGCAGTTGATCGACGAGTTGTGGCAGTGTGGCCTTCGCCCCAGCGAAGGCACTGGCTCCGCGGGAGCGATGGCTGCAACACAGAAGCACCTCGAGGACATGCGCACGCTTGTCTTCAAGCGGGAGAGCTGAAATCGGAATCGGCGATGCTCTGATGGCTTCCGGCGAAGCCCGCAAGCTGCACAAGAGCAACAAGCTCCCGTGCATCATCGTCGACCGCTACGGGCGCCCGTACTGGTCCGACATGTGGGATGGCTTGCCCTACATCGTGAAGCGCGCCGGCGGGCAGAACGTCAACCGCCTTCAGAACGGCCCGGGGGTCAGGCCCTACATCGCCGGCAAGACCGTCAACAATTGGACCTGGCGCAAGTACACCCCCACGCCGGCCGAGATCGTGTTCACCGCCGAAGAGAAGGCGTTCGCCGAGCCGTACCGTGGCATGGTCATGATAGAGCCGAGCGTGAAGAACATCGGACATACAAACAAGGCCTGGATCGCGGATCGGTGGCTTGCGGTGTCCTACGCGCGCAGCGACTTCGTGCAGTGTCTCCCCCCGGGCGAAAGCAGCTTTCTTTCGCTGTCCGGTGTACGTCGTGTCGTCACCCCCACCTTCCGCCACGCTGCAGCCGTTCTGAGCGTCTGTAGGGCTTATGTCGGTACGGAGGGTGGCCTCCATCACTGCGCCGCTGCAGTCGGCACGCCGGCCGTCGTGATCTTCGGCGGGTTCATCTCGCCTGCGGTGACCGGCTACGCCACGCATAGCAACCTGTTCACCGGCACCGGCCTCGGGTGCGGCTCGCGCCTGGACTGCGCCCATTGCCGGAAAGCGATGGAAAATATCACCGTCGATCAAGTCGTCGCCGAACTGGAGAAACTCCTCAATGTCCAAGCCATGTAACGCAGCTACGTACCGCCTCGCGACCCTGAAGCTCGCACTCGAGCATGCGCCGAAAGTCATCGTCGAGGTGGGCGTCTACGCGGGCGCGCTCTCGGCGATGCTCGCCACGGTGCCATCACTTGAGAAGCAGTTCATCGTCGACTCGTGGGAGGGCGGCTACAGCAACTTCGACCAGAAGCACATGGACGGCATCGCCGAGACGGTGCTCGACTGGGCGAAGACGCAACCGAAGCTCGCGGTGCATCGCATGCGCTCGATCGAAGGCTCGAAGCTGTTCGCCGACGAGTCGATCGATTTCTTCCACACCGATGGCGATCACTCGCTCGAAGGCATCACCGGCGACATCGCCGCATGGCTTCCGAAGGTCAAGCACGGCGGCATTCTGTCGGGCGACAACTACGAGATCCCGGCCGTCGCGAAGGGCGTCAAGAAGCTGCTGCCCAGTCATCAACTGCTCGCCAATGGGCGGCTCTGGTGGATTCAGAAGCCGTGAGCACGACGCTGCGCCTCGCGGCCGGCGCGGGGCCGCTCGCCGTGCACCGTGCCGATCAACTGGCCGGCGTCGACTTCGAGGACGCGTTCAAGTGCGCGTCGCTCACCGTCATCGACGGCGTGATGTGGGACACCGGATTGACGATGATCCAAAGAGCGCTGGTGAAGAAGCACCGTGGCTTCAAGGCACCGTTCATCGAGAAGGAACCGGCGAAGGAAGTGCGCAGAGAACTGCGCCGCCTGACCGAGCAGGCCGAGCAGCTGTTCAAGCAGCTGTACCCCTCGTTCAAGCCCATCGAGACGCGCACCTCGTTCCGGCCGATGATCACCGGCCCCGAGCCGCTGCACTTCGACACCTACGGCGGCGAGGCGCCGATGGTGACCGCGTACATCAACGTATCGGCCGTGCCGCGTGTCTACGGCATCGGGCCGAGCTTCCCGATGCTCGTACGCGACGAGCCTGAGGTGATGCGCCTGCTCATGAAGCGCGATGGCGCGGGCGCCGATCTGAGCTATGCGATCCGCCAGCTCACCGCCGATGGCCTGCCGCCGCTCGGCGAACACACGCCGCGGCACCGCGTCGAGCTCGCGCCTGGCGCGATCTGGTTCTTCAACGCGAAGACCGTGAGCCACGAGGTTGTGTACGGCACCGGTGCGCTGGGGTTGTCGTGGGAGTGCCCGGGTTGCGGTGCACCTATGCAGGGTGATCTGCTGAAAGGACTGACATGAAGTTCGTTGACTCTTGGTGGTGGCCGGACGGCGAAGCTCACATGTTGAGCTGGGTCGCCGACCCGAAGAATCGACTCGTGATCAATGGGCGCCCAAGCTACCAAGGCAAGAAGCAGCTCGCGGCGCTCTCCTTTTGCCCACCCGAACGGCGGCGCACGATGATCGATGCAGGCGCGCACATCGGGCTGTGGAGCTTTAACTTCGCGCACTGGTTCGAGTTCGTGCACGCCTTCGAGCCGGTTGCCGACCACCGCAATTGCTGGTTGAAGAACTGCCCTGAGGGTATCGGCCACCTCATGCTGCATCCCGACGCACTCGGCGAGCGCGAAGCGATGGTGCACATCCGCGTCAACCCCGAGAGCACGGGCGACTCGTGGGTGAAGGGGAAGGGTGACGTGCCGATGAAGACGATCGACTCGTTCGGCTTCGAGGATGTCGACTTGATCAAGGTCGACGCTGAAGGGTATGAAGAGTTCATCCTGCTCGGTGCCGCGGTGACGATCGCGAATCACAGGCCGACGATCATCGTCGAGCAGAAGCGCGATATGGCCGTGAAGTTCGGGCTCAAGCCGATGGGTGCCGTGAAGTACCTCGTCAGCATGGGCTACAAGGTTGTGCAGGACATCGGTGGGGACTACATTTTGGTGCACCCGTGAAGGTCTTCATCGGTTTCGACGAGCGCGAGCATGAGGCTGCAGCTGTGGCGGCCAAGTCGCTGCGCCGTGTCACGAACGGCGAGATCGAGCCCGAGTTCTTATGCCTGCCCAAGCTCGTCGATCAAGGCCTGATCACGCGCACCTTCGACCGTCGCGGCGGGCAACGCTACGACCTGACCGGCAACGAGACCTTCAGCACCGATTTCAAGTTCTCGCGCTTCCTGACCCCGATCCTCGCGCAACAGGGCTACGCTCTCTTCGTTGACTGCGACGTGGTGTTCTTGCGCGACCCGCGCGACATGCTCGTGGCTGTACAGGCGCAACATGCCCTGAATGTGGTGTGGCACACGGATGCGATGTACCCCGCTACGGGCTTCAAGATGGTCAACCAGAAGCAGACCGGTTACCCACGCAAGAACTCCAGCAGCGTGATGCTCTTCAACTGCGACCACCCGGCGAATCGACGCCTGAGTCTGCGCGATGTGAACGAGCGTCCCGGCCGTGCCCTGCATGCGTTCTACTGGCTCGCCGACTCTGAGATCGGTTCACTTCATCCCGCGTGGAATTGGCTCGTCGATGTCGAACCGCGGCCGCACCCGGTGGGTATCGCGCACATGACGCTCGGCGGCGAGTGGTTGCCCGGGTGGAAAGGCGGCAGCTTCGATGAAGAGTGGAAGGCGGCGCGCGATGGCGTATGAAGTGCTTCAGGATGAGGTGGGCATCGCGCTCGAACCGAACAAGGTCTTCCGCTTCGCATGCTGCGAGTGCGGGCTCGTGCACGACGTGGTGATCGCCACGCGCGGGAAGTCGGAGATCGGCTTCGCGGTGCGTCGAAACAAACGCGCCACTGCGGCTCGCCGTCGTTGGCTGAGAAAGCAAAAGTGAACCCCGCCATCCTCAACGCCTACGCGGCCGACAACCCGATCCGCAATCTCTACAAGCAGGCGATCAACGCGGCGCAGGGCGGCAAGCCCGACAACGACTACAAGCAGCTGCGCTACTACGTGATGCACCAGCTCGCGCAGCACGCGATCGCGCGCTTCCCGGGTCTCAACCTCGTCGAGTGCGGCTGTTGGCACGGCCACTCGACGCTGATCCTCGCGAACCTGATGCAGAGCAAGTCGTCCGGCCGACTGCACGTCTTCGACTCGTTCAAGGGCCTGTCCGAGTTCCAACCCGTCGATCACTCGCGCTTCATGGACACCGAGAAGAAGCGCAACGCTGAGCGCGTGCACTACGCCTCGGACATCCACAAGCTGCGCCGCCTGGTCGAGCCGTTCGGCTTCGTTGACTTGCACAAGGGCTGGATTCCCGACGTGTTCGACGTGTCGAACTGGAGCCCCATCGCCTTCGCGTCGATCGACGTGGACCTGTACGAGCCCACGCTCGCGGCACTGGCCTACGTCTACCCGCGCCTCGTGTCCGGCGGCGCGATCTTCTTCGACGACTACGGCTACGCCACGTTCCCGGGCGCGAAGGTCGCGGTCGACGAGTACCTGCACGACCACCCGCCGACGCTGTTCATCGAGAACCCGATGGGCTCGGCGTTCCTGATCAAATGAGCAACGTCACGCCACTTCCCAGCGCCGGGAGACTTTCATCCGAGCCGAACCAAGCGCTGATCGCTGGCCTGCGGCAGTTGCTCGAGATGGCCGAGAGCGGGCAGCTCCAGTCATTCATCGGCACCGGCTTCATCAGCGAAGGGCTGCGCGTCTCGCACTGGAGCGACTACCATACCGACGTGTACCAGATGCTCGGCTCGCTGGCGTGGCTCCAGCACGAGTACGTGCACCGGCGCACGAACCCCGAAACTGGACGGATGGAGTGATCATGGCGAAACTGAACGCAGCGGCGCGCAAGGTGCTTCCGAAGTCGTCTTTCGGCCTCCCTGGCAAGCGTGCCTACCCGATGCCCGACGCAAGTCACGCCCGGAACGCGAAGGCCCGCGCATCCCAAGCGGTGAATGCTGGCCGCATGAGCAAGAGCACCGAAGCGAAGATCGACGCTAAGGCCGACCGCAAGCTCGGCAAGAAGTGAAAAAGCCGCCCGAGGGCGGCTTTCGTTTGCGCGCTACCGCTCAGCTGCCAGCGGCCTTCTGCGCAGCGCGATCGAGCACGAGCTGCGCGATGTCCGCATCGAGCTTCGCGAGCGCAGCGTCGAGATCGGCCTGCGTGAGCGTACCGGCCGTCTTCTGCGCCTGGAAGCTGGCCCAGTAGGTCAGGCCCTGCGTGAGCAGGGAGTCGGCGAGTGCGAGTTCAGCAGCGGTCATTTCGGGGCTCCTAGAGTGGCGAGATAGGCCTGCGCCGCTGTCAGCGCGGCAGTGCGGAAGCGCAGCATCACGAGCGCGGCCGCAGGATCGGTCTTTGCGGTGTCACGCGCAGCCTTGATGCCATCGCGCGCCGCCGTGACGGTGGCGATTGTGGTGTCGGCGTCCTGGCCCTTCAGCGCGTTCGCACGGATTGCGGCGCTCGCGGCGAGCGAGACCTGATCGATGAGCTGCGCCGTCTTGGTCGCCTCGTTGATGAACTGCTGCGCCGGGTCGGCGGTCGTCGCGCATGCGGCGAGCACCACGGCGGCGAAGAATAGAGCGAGTCGTTTCATGGGGTGTCGTCCTTTGGTGGGGTGTCGCTCTTGGCCGCGGCGACATCAGCGGTGATGCTCTTCTGTGGCCACAGGCGCGCGACGATGCCGACGACCGAGCCAGCGATCGGCAGCGCCCACGCTGGCACCGGGAGGTGCGCGACGAGCGTCTGCTGCTGGTCGAGCGGCAACGCAAGGTAGATCGCGAACAGCGCGCCAGCGATCGCCATCACGTAGTTGCTCGCCATCTTCCACGAGTTCGTAACATTGACCGCGAGTTTGTCCTTGGTGGTTTGGTCCATGGTCGCTCTCAGTACAAAATCTCACCGTTGCCGAGCAACATGTCGTGGCAGTCCTGGTTTCCGTTGATGCAGCTGTCCACGAACTTCTTGTTGGTCGCCGCGTCCCAGCCGAGCTCCCAGTCGGCGTGCACGCTCGATCCCGGCGGGCCGCTTGTGTCGCTCGATAGGCGCCAGAACGTGCCGCTGTTGGGCTCGGTGACGCGGTAGTGCACATTCAGCGCGATCTCCGGCAACGCCACCGGGTGCGTGCTCGGGCAGCCGCTACCAGTGGCGTAGGCCATGTGGCTCTTGTGATCCGGGCTGTCGAGATTCTTGCCGTCCCAGCACTGCGGGAAGATCACCGAGACGTTCATCTCGTCGCCCACCGCGCAGCTTGGGATCTGCTTCTGGTGGCCACCGCCGCTGACGCATTCGACACCCTGGTTCGGACTGGTGATCGGCAGAACGTTCTTCGAATCGCCCGCGATGATGCGCAAGCCTTTCGGGAAGTACTGCACCGTGCCTGCCTTCACGCCCAGATAGCCGAGCTTGTAGTAGAAGTTCGTCGAGACCGGCACCACTGGCGCGCCGGTGCGCGTGTCGATCAGCGTCGGCATCCAGTAGGCGGTGCGGTTCAAGTCGCCGCCTGTGCATGTTGAGTTTCCGGTGGTCAGGATGTTGTCGGTCGACGTGCCGGCCGCCGCGCTCGTGTTGCCAGCGAAGGTGTGCAGATGCGAGACGCCAGGCTGCCCCGGGTAGACGATCGGGTCGTCGAAGTTCATGTGCGAGAACGTGCACGGCTCACGAAACGCGCCCACGTCGGTCGGGTTCGGAACGTAGGGCCCGCCGAATGCAAGTTCCTGTGCGGTCACGGCACGTACTCGTGGCCCTGGCACCGAATAGGCTGGCGCGGGGATCAGCGCCTTGTTGACCACCGGCATCTGTCCGGCGATCTGCGTGACGGCCGGCGCCGTGACTTGGACCTCACAGAACTTGTACTTGCCGGGCACCGGGTCAGTGCCGAAATAGTTCACCGAGCACGCACCGGTGCCGTTCGCGGTCTTGGTGGCCCATTTCAGGCCGTCGCCGAAACGGATGGCGCTCGAGATGGACAATGTGAACGGGTCCGACTCATTGGCCAAGCGCACCCACGCCGTGACGCTGGCGCCGGAAGGCGGAGGGTCGGGCGGTGGCACGACGACCACAGTGCCGCCGCTCACCTGGCACGTCTTCACCACGCCGTACGCGGGATCGGTGAAGGTTGCCACGTCGCACTTGCCAGCGCCTGAAAAGATCTTCTGCGCCCAGCGCGTATCAGCACCGAAGCGCACAGTGCTGTTCGCGGTGACATTAAAGCTACCGTTCTCATCGGCGATCTGCGTCCACGTCACGGTAGGTGTTATGCACGCGCCCGCGGGCGCCGTTGTCGGGCTCCATGCGCCCGCGACCCACTTGCCGTTCACCAACGTGTAGGTACGCGTCTGCGTCCAACTGCCGATCGCAGGCGCGACGCACTGCAGGATCTGCGTCTCGCCGTTCGGGTACGGGTTCACCGGTTTCGTGTAGGTGACGATGAACTTCAGATCCTGACGACAGACGTAGGTGGAACTCGACTTGCGCGTCTCGACATCGACTGCCGCAGCGCGCCAGCACGACGGCGCATCGACGAAGTTCCACCCCACGGCGCCGGTGCTCCCACGCACCAGCGTCCACACTGCGCTCGCCGGCAGCGGCGTGGATGTGGTATCGGCGAAGGCGCTGAAGTAAGACAGAAGCGCGAGCAGCGCTATGAAAAATTTCATGTGGTTTCTTTCATACCGTGAGGTGAAGTGCCGTCTTGGCGTTGGCCCAGCGGTTCAGGCGATCGGTGTAGCCATTGGTCCCGCCGTTGATGCGCTTGGTCAGCCCGAGGAAGTTGCCGGCGTCGGCGAACACGTTGCAGTTCTTCATCTGCCAGAAGGCCCCGGAGCTGCGGCACGCGGTCTCGGGGTCGCCGAGCAGCGCCGGATTGCTTTCTAGGTCGAGCTTCATCTTCTCACCGATCAGGCGGTACATGTAGCGGCCGGTGATCTGGATCGGCCCACGGCCGGCGTAGCGCTTGCCGTCCCCCGGCATGGTGTTGCCGAGCGTCATCGCGAGGTCGCCGGGCGGCTCGTAGCGCTTCTGTGCCTCGGTCGGACCCCACAGCTCGTGAAACCACTGCAAGCCGCCCGACTCGTGGCCGATCTGCGCGAGATATGCGGCCTGGCGCACGGGCGTGCTGATGTCGAACTCGACCATCGTGGCCGAGAGAAAGAACGCGTACTTCTGCGCTAGCTCGAGCGACGAGCCAGTGCATGCCATGATCAGTTCAGGGGTCATCGGCGCGGTGGCGGCAGAGTGGATTGAGCTTTCAGGACCGCGACATTCTCTCCCACGCCGTCCATCTTGGTTTTCAGTTCCTTCACGTCGCCGCCGATGTTCGCGAGCGCCTTCGTCATCTCGTCGCGGTCGCGCACGGCGGTCGCCTTCACGAGCGCGATCTCTGCCGCAGTGGTCGCTCGGTCCTCGCGATAGGTGCCGTATGCGAGGATCAGCCCCCCGGCGATCACCACGATCTGCAACAGCGTGCCCGACGACACCGTCGGGTCGAACCGCCAGAAGCGGTGCCGGGTGTCCGTCGTGCGTTTGAGCCCGTCGATGGGCGCGCGGTCGGTGTCAGGCATATCGCTCTCTTGCGTCATTGCACGAGGCGCCTCGGAGCGCTGCTGGGGTTGGTGGTTCGAGATACTACAAGCGGCGTCACGCGCACCGGCGAATCCATGCTCGGCAGATCGCCTTTCGACGCCTTGCGCAGCGCCGCCGCGGCGAGCCCGCGGATCAGGTCGGCGTCGACACGCGTTCCCATCGTGGTGCCGAAATGCTCGTAGAAGAAGGCGCGAATCTCGTTGACGATCCGGCGTACGAACGGCAGATCGGGGTGCGACTCGACCAAGTGAGCGGCTACTTCGCGCAGGAACACCGTGCCACCTTCCTTGATCCGCGCGTCGCGATCGGTGTAGAACTTCTTCACGTGCGCCCACGACTGCTGCACCTCGTCGGTGTCCTTCAGCGCGCGCAGCTCGTTCAACATCACGTTGTACCGCTCCTGCCCGAGCAGCCGCACCATCCCGAAGTGCTCGCCGAGCTCGTGCATCAGCGCCTTCGGCACCTCCTCAGGCGTGAGCTTGCCGTAGTACAGCGTCGCGTGCGGCTTCGTGTCGTGGTCGAATCCGGGGTTGAACGTCGCGGCCGACCACGGGCGTTCGGGGTGCTCGGCTTCGTATTTCAGGATGCCTTGGTCCTTCAGCCCCTGGATCAACTTGTCACCGAAGCGCTCGCGTAGCATCTTGTCCATCGCGCCGGCCGAGCCGATTGTCTTGCGCGCGGTGGTGCTCTTGTTCAGGATGCTCGGATCGTTCGGGTCGAACGTTCCGCGGTTGCCGATCGCGCTCTTGATCTGCTCGGGGCTGAATACGACGTACTCTTTTGTCTCGCCAGTGCCGCGCACAAGACCATCGAAGCCCTCATCCTTGGCTCTCGCCACCCCGTAGCCTTCAGGCGCCGGATTTTCCATGCGCAAGAAGGTCGGCATCACTGACTCGTTGCCCTTGCCGGCCATCAAGGCTGAGACGCGAGCGCGCCCGCCCGCATACCGAGGGCTCGGCGTGAAGTAGATGCCGTTCTCATACTTACTGGTCTTGAACTCGGAAAAGTCACTACTCGTACCGTGGTACACGACCTGAGGATCGCCCTTCTCGTCGACCACTTTCGAGCCACCGAACCACTTCTTGAACTCGGGCGTATCGGTTACCGATCCGCCCCGCGCTTCGGCCGTCCCGACGTGGTTTTGATCAAGCTCTTGACCTTCTTCGACGGCTTTGTCGAGGGGGCTACCGCCGTCTTGTAGGCCTTCTTGACCGGCTTCTTTCCGTACAGCACCGGGCTGATGGTCAGGTTGGGGGTCAGGGCCACGGGCGGTTCCTTTCTCTTCTGCTGCTACAAGATCGGCGGCTTTGGCCCGCGGCTCCTCCGCTTCGCGGTTGATCAACCCTTTGGCTTGAAGACGTCCAACCATCGTCTGCCCGACATCTGTTTGGACACGGCCGGGTGCGATGTCATGGCCGGCTTCGCGCGCAGCCTGGTACATCATCTCCGCGATGCCTCGACGCTGGAAAGCAGGCGCGACCTTTACGTTCTCGGCGGTGAGTACGCCATCGCCGCGCACCCCGAAGTCAATCACCCCTCGACGTTCACCAGTCTTCGGATCTCGCGCTTCCACCATCACCGACTTCGTGTCTCTGTTTGCACCGAGTTCGGTCGGCTGCACGCTCACGTCGAAAGGTTCACCTGTACGGTCTACACGACGTTGTGTTTGTCGGCCGGCAGGTTCAGCACCGCCGCGTCCGGTTCCGGCCGCTGGAGTGCGGTGGGCCCCGGGTTGCTCGGCTGCGCTGCGAACTGTTGCAGCGGGCTCGGGTTGGACTTCGGCTTGCCGTACGGGTGCGCCGGCATCTGCGGCATCGCTCGCGCCGCTGCGAGCAGCTTGCTTGCTTTCATTCTCACGGACTTGGCCTTCCTCGTTGATGCGCGCGATCTCGCGATCGAAGGCGCGCGGGCTGTTGTCGTGCTGGCGCGCGGCGCGCTCCACCGCGGCCTCGTCGTGGCCGAGTGCCCGCGCCACGTCGCGCGCCCGGCCGGCGTCTTCCTCGCCGAGCTTGTGGTCGGTGCGCCACTTCTTGTCGGCCTCGATCAGCTCGGGCGTCAGATGCGTGGCCTCTCCGACCGGGATCGGCTCCTCGCCGAGCGCGATGTGCTCAGGCGTGACCTCGGTGGCTTTGCCGACCGGGATCTTGGCCGGCGTCTTGGGCTCCTTCACGCCTTCGCCGAGCGGTATCTCGCGCGTCTCGCCCACCGGAATCGCCTTGCGCGCGGCCTCCTCATCGCGCAAGCGCAGCTGCCGGATCGCCTCTTGTGCGCCGGGCTCCTGCATGGCGGCGTTCGCGCGCTCGGTGGCCGCGCTCTCGCGCGGGCGCCCGGTCAGCATCGTGTCGGGCACGCCGGGGCGCCCTGGCACGGCCGGAATCTCGCTGCCGGCGCGCTTGCTCGGCGTCTCGGCCTTGCGATCCGGCACGAAACGCGTGATCCCCTTCTCGCCGACGGGCGGCACGAGACCGGGCTCGTGCCCACCGCGCGGCGCCCCGCCACCGGCGCCGGGTGTGGTCTGCCAATCCGGCGTCAGGTCACCGAGCGGGCCGGGTGATCCGCCTCCCCCGCCACCGCGCGGGCCCCCGGCGCCGGGCGACGTGGTGGGCTCGGCGGGTGGCTCCGAGGGCGTGGGCGGCGCTTTCTTGGCGCGCTTGCCGACCATCGCCCGGGTGAGCTTCGGACCGAGCACGTTGTACGCCACCGCAGCCGGGTAGCCACCCGCGATCCCGGCCGCAGTCTTCGCGGTGTCCTTGATTGCACCGTAGACGAGGCTGCGCTCGGCCGTGCCGCTGCTGCCGGGCTCCTTGATCAGCTGGCCGACCTTCGCGAGATCGCCGATCGGCCCGCCGGCGCTGCGCGCCATGAACTGCTTGCCCTGCTTGGTCGCGGTGACGCGCGCCATCAGCCCGGCCGGGCTCACCTTGCCGTCGATCGTCTTCGCCACGAGCGGCTCGACGATCTTGCCATAGGCGTACTGGCGGCGGAACTCGCGCAGCGGCGTTGCGTCGCCCGGTTCGACGTGCTTCTCAACGGCGTCTTGGATGATGTCCTGTAGGTCGTTGAGGCGCCGCCCGAGGTCGTTGCCGGCTTCGGTGCGCGCCCGCGCGCCGATCTCAGAATTCAGCTCCTTCAACGCCGTGCCGTTGATCACGCCGTTCTCGTCGGCCTTGCTGACCAACTCGTCGACATAGTTGCCGATGATCCGCTGGTCGTTGTCGGTAGCGAACTTCTCAGCGTTCGCGCGCAGCGCGTCGGCACCCTCGCGCACCGAGTCGACCGGCACGTCGGTCTTCGCCATGATGTCGCCGATGCCTTCACCTGAGCGGCGCATTGCCTTGTCGAACACCTCGGGTGTGAGCCGGTCGGCTTTCGCCTCGGTCGGGTCAAGCATGTCGATCAGGTTGCGCGTGAACGCGACCTGGTTCGACTCGCGCGACGACCCGGAGAGTGGCGTGTCGCTCGCAGCTTGGCCGGCGAGCTTGGAGAATTTCGCGCCTTCGATCACCTGATCCGGTCGCACGTCGATCGGGTACTTCTGCTCACTCGCGATCTGCGCGACCTTCGCGAGTTCCGGGTCGACGGGCAACACCTTGCGCGCGGCCTTGCCGATCTGTGCACCGGTCGCATCGGCAGCGTCGCGCGCCCCTGGTGCCACGGTTCCGCGACGCACGTCACCCGCGGCCTGCTTGACGGGCTCGAGCGCGCCCTTCGGCCCCATCGTGCCGTGCAGCGGCGCGGCGGCAACCATCGTCTCCATCGCCGGCTGCAAGGCCTCGGTGTATTGCTGGCCGAGTTCGCTGTCGGGGGTCTGCTCGGCGCGCAGATCGGCCGGGCCGGTGAACGTGCGCTTCAGCGCGCCAGTGATGCCCTCGGCGTGCTGGCCCATCGCCTGCTCTAGACTGATCGGCGCCATCTTTGCCGGGCCGACGCTGGTCTTCTCGCCGGTGGCGAGGTTCGTGCGCTCGTTCAGGTTCTGGCTCGGCGCCATCATCCCGGTGCTCTCGGCGACAGCCTGCCCCATGCCGGTGACGCCGCCGAGCAGCGCGCCGATCACGCCCGTCGCGGTATTGACGCCGGCCTCGACGGCGCCCTTGATCCGATCGGTGATGCCGTAGACGGGCTTGGGCGCCAGCGGCGCGGCGGGCGGCACGTAGGGCTTGCCGGCGGCTTCCGCTTCGGTCGGGATCGCTGCGGCGCCGGTGCGCGGCGCGGCCGGCTGCGCGGGTTCGTCGGGCACGAAGCGGCCCGCGGCCGGCGCGGGCGCGTCAACGGTGGCGGCGTCGTCAGGTACGAAGGCCATCAGTGCCAAGTCCCGGATTGCCCGTTGATCGTGATCCGATCACCGGGCTTGAGCTTGCCGGCCGCAGCTGCGGCGCCGGCCTCTTTCTCAGAGGCGTACGAAGCCGAAGGTGCCTTCGGGGCTGCGGGCGAGCCCGAGATGCCCGACCCCGGCGCGCGACCGCCACCGTTTCGGGCTTGTTCGCTTTTCGTTTTTGCAATCTCGCGATCGAGCGCCGCGAGGTCGCCTTGTGCACGATTCAGTTTGTTCGGGTCTTTGGGGTCCGGATTAGCTTGAGCATCAGCAATGCGCTGCAAAATATTTGGGCGTTCCTGCTGCTGGATCTTCAGCACGTCGTTATCGCGAGCCGACTGGTCTGCCGGACTCACCTGACCCGGATTGCCGCCGATACCCGCCGCGGCCGCGGGCTGGCGCGCGGCCATACGCTTCGTGATCGTGTCGGTTTGCCTTTCGATCGATTTGCGCCGGATCTCAAAGTCGTTCTCGAGCAGGCTGACAACACGCTCGATCTGCGGCGCGGTGGCGCTCTTGGGCAGGAAGTCGGACACCTCGTGGCGCGCCGAGTCGCTAAGCACACCGGTGAGGTTCGGGTTCGTGAGGATCTTCGCGGCCTCATTGCCGAACAACTGCAGCTGCGCGTTCAACGTGGTCACGTCGGGATCACCTGCGATCGCTTGGCGACCAGCACGAATCCAGCGCTCGATCACCGGCACGCCCGTGGTGTCGACCTTCTTCGCCAAGTCGACGAGCACCTTACCCTGCGCGAGCGTGTTGTTCTCGAACGCAACCACCGCGTCGTACTGCGGGATCATCTTGTCGAGCGACTTCTTGTCAGCGCCGAAGAGCGCACGGTTCCCCGCGATGTCTCCGCCCGGCGACAGTTCGGCCATCCGGTTGAGCACCGCCGTGACCTTGTTCGGGTCGCGGCCGATGCCGACCAAAGCGGTACGATCCTTCAGCGCCGCGGCCGCGGTTTGGTCGATCGCCGCTGGCGACATGTCCACACCGCCCGCGGCTTTCGGTGCCGCAACCTTGATGGCCCCGAGCGCGGCCTTCGTCGCGGTGGCCTTGTCCTCATCGCTCATGTCGGAACTGGTGATCGCATCGAGCTTGGCTTTGATGCCCGTGTCGGACTTGGCAGCGAACATGCGCGCCGCGTCGGCGAAGTCGATCCCTTGATCGACGGCGAGTTTCTTGATTGCTGCGATCTTCAGCGAAGTCGGATCGGTACCGCCGCTGAGCTGCCGCGGATCGCCGTGCACCATCCCCCACGCCTGCTCGAACGAGGTCGGCCCACCGGCGAGCGCCTCCTTCACGGCATCGGCCATCTGCGGCGTCTTGAGCCAGTTGTCGACCACACCGAGCCGGCCCATGCGGTCCATCAGCTCGCTCATCTGCAGCGGCTTCGCGAGCTCATCGTTCGGGTCGGTGCCGCGACCCTTCGTCACCGGCGCATGGTAGGTCGTGATCCGGCCGTCCGGCTGGCGCGTCGTCACCTCGAGCACCGGCATCAGCAAGTTCGGGTCACTGCCCGGCGTGAGCGTGCCGCTGCCGGCCGGCGCGTTCGGGTCTTGGCCGGGCTGCGGGCCAGCGCCCATCTGTGCCGCGCCGGCCGCTGACGGCTGCACGGACGCCTGCTGACCCGGCTGCATGCCCTGCGCGGGTGCCTGCGGCGCGGTTGCGCTGTTGAGCATATCCATCAGCCCGCGCAGCGGCGCGACCGGCGCCTGCTGACCTGGCTGCATGTCGCTACTCGGGGCTGGCACGAGCGCGTAGAGATCCTTGTTGATGATCGTCGAGCCGTCCGGCGCGGTCGCGCCCAACCCCTGCTTGATCTGCGGGCCGAGCAGCGTACCGGCCGCGCGCACCGCCATGCTCATGTTCTTGCTCTCGACGCCTGCGGTCGCGTCGTTGATCGCGTTGCCCACGGTGCCGTTCGCGTAGTCGCTCAGGTCGTGGCCGGTCGTCGCCTTGATGAAGTCGCGCAGGTCCTGCCCGCGCAACGTGCTCGGATCGGCCTGCCCGGCTTCGGCCTTCGAGGCGAAGTCGCGCCACTTCTGCTGCGTCGCATCGACCACCGGCTGGTAGCGTTTCGCGAGCAGTGCCTGCTTCGTCTTGAAGTGCTGTCCCACGGCCTCGTACAGAGGCTTGGCTTCGCTGTCGGGGATCGGCGAGTCGCCGTACTTCGCGTGCAACGCGCCGAGTTGGTAGCGCGCGTCCTCGAGGTTCGCGGTCACGCCGCTGAGCGCGCGGTCGTCCTCGTGCTCGGCACTCGCCTTGTCCTGCGCGGTGTTCGCGCGTGCGAGCTGATCCGAGCGCTGTTGGTCCGCAGCGGTATGCCGCGCGTTCTCGAACTCGCGCTGCTTGCGCGCATCTTCCTGCGCGGTTGCACGCAAACCCATGTCAAACCCGGCTTGAAGGCCGGTAGCCGCGGAACCGCCTACGCTCATCTTGTTGTCCTCAGAAGACGGAAGAACCCGCCAAAGCGCCGATCACGCCACCAATGAGCGTGCCATACGGTCCTGCGCTGCTGCCGTACATCGCGCCTGCGATCGCGCCACCGGCGAGACCGCCAACCGTCGAGCCGAGCGCCTGGTTGCCCTGCTTGGCTTCCGCCTTCGCGATCTTGTTCTTGTTCTCGCGCTCGGTCTCCATCGCGGACGCTTGGCCCAGCTCCTTGAGCGCTTCTTGATTCTGATCTTCGCCGAAGGCCACGAGCGACGCCGAACGGCCGCGCGAACCATAGCTCGCGAGGTTTGGACCTATGCCGAAGGAAGCGATGATCAGGCTCCTTGTGGGGCAGGACTGCCCAAAATTGATTGCTGCCGCTGTACTGTGAGGTCGCGTGCGGTGTTCATGGCTTGATCCTTCGCCAGCGACTGTGTGAGCGCCGAGCTGCGCGTCTGCGCTTCTTGCTCATCAGGCGAGAGCGAAACGCCAAGACCTTGAAGCTTGCGCTGCGTCGCACCTTGCTGCGCCTGAAACGCCTGATCGATGCCGGTGCCGGCGTCGTTCACGGCGTTGGTGACGGTGTTCGGGTCGGTGGCGTACTTGATCAGAGAATTTTCGATAGGCACGAACGTTTGCATGTAGTTCGCCCAGCTCTGCCGAGTTGCTGACGCGAACATGTCCGACGCCACGTGCGACGGCTGGTCCTCATCCTTGTTCCAACCCAAGATCTTCGGCACGAAGTCGCCGTGCCACTTCTGGAAGGTCGATGCGTTCTCGTTCGCCATGTCAGACTCCCGCCTGCGGCGTGCCGAGACCACCACCGCTGTAGTTCATCGGCGTGCTCGAGTTCACGCCGCCGAAGCCATTCACGCCCGAGCCGAATTTCGTCATCCCTTGCTGGATGCCGAAGCCGGCGACCTGGCCCGCGAGTTGCGCGTCGCCCTGTCGGTTCGCCAGCGAGACCTGTGCGTCGGTCGATGCCTGTGCAGCGCTCTGCTTGGCCTGCTGCGTCAGCGCGTTGCCGACTGCCGCCTTCTCACCGCGGCCGAGCGAGGTCAGTGCGCCGAGCCCCTGCGTGTACGCATCGTCGATCGCCTGCTCGGACATCATGTGTCCCAAGCCGGTGGACGCTGCGGCGTCGGTGCCGAGTCCGGTGATCGCGAGGTTTGCGCGCGACGAGCCCGGCGCGGCACCCGAATTCGTCAGGCCCTTCTCGAGCTGGTCGCCGGACTTCTGGAAGGCCATCGCCGTGTCGGTCGAGGCCTTGCCGGCGGCGAGCCGACGTGCGGACGAGCCGACTTTGCCTTCGTCCTCGATCGTGGCCGCGAGTTTCTGCTGCAGCGGCAGCCAACGTTGCCTATAGTCCTTCATCTGCGCGACGGCGTGCTCAGCCTGCGCGCGCTCCTGCGGCGTCTCAGAGGTGGTCCCGGCCTTCGATCCCATGTACGGCTCTCTCGAACTCGGTGCACCGCACCGACCATTCAGGGTGGAGCACTCTGACCATCCCGGGCCGAAGGGTGCGAAACACTAGCTTCGTGGCACCCAACTCCTTGGCGATTGCGTCAAGGTGCGCGTCATTGCGCTGGATGGTGCCCGTCTCACTCCATGAGGCGGCAAGCCGCACGAAGAGTTCGAGTTCGCCGGTTCCGTAGCGGTCGGGATGCAGGCTCACCACCAACACCCCGTCGCTTGAAATCAAGCAGAGCGCCGTGCCTTCTCGGCAGCAACGGCGCAAATCATCGCCCGCATTATCTCTCGGGTCCACGCCTTGCACCAGCGGGCCGATCCGATGCCATTCGGCGTCGGCGTCGGCGAGCAGGAAAGGCGTCCCGGAGATCATGCCGCTGCGGGTTTGGCATTCAGCTCGGCATTCAACTCAGCGAGCTTCGCGCGGTAGGTCTCCAGCCGGCGCGCGCAGGCCAGAATCTGCGCTTTCGCGTTCGTGGCTTGTCCGGCAAGCGCTTGATCGACCTGTGCGTCACCCGTGCTGGCGCTCGCTGCATCGATTTGCATCTGCGCTTGGAACATCTGCAGGTCATCGGCCTGGATCATGTTCGTCAGCATGTTGATTTTCTCGCGAAGATTCTCAGTACCCATCACACCACCTCTGCTAGTTTGACAATCGTGCCGCCAATATCGATCTCAACGTAGTTGGTGGCAAGCAATACCAACCCCGCCGCTGTTATCCTGTTACCGAGTTTCCACGCGCCAGCACCGTTAGCGGAAGGTTGCGCTGTGGTCAAAGAACCCGCAAGAGTCCAGTTCCCTGTAGTGCTGACATTTCCGGACGTTGACCCGTTTGACGCTTTGAAGTTGATGCCGCCTGCGAAAATATGCAGAGGCTTCCATGCGACATTCGGCGCCAGCGCGATGATGTTGGCCCGATCGTTGGTAGTGTCGTACCCGATACCAAGAGCCGCCCCTGTCCCGCTTCCTGCATTCGGGCCGAACACCGTGTGCGCGGCAGACCACGCAACTGTGTTTACACCATCACCGGCATTCGTCGACGCGATAGACAACCTGCCAACGGGTGTCGCAGTACCCAGCCCGAGATTTCCCCCGGAATCGACGCGTGCATACTCCACATTAGCTGTCGCAGCTGTCCAAGTGTGGACATCGGCTCGATTGGCCATCTGTTTAGCTAGTGTGGCGTGCGTCGTCCCGTACCACTCAGTTCGTGCGGTAACGTTTGCGATGGTTGGGTTCGCACACACCAACAAGACGCCATTTGTTGGTGTCTGCACGATGCCTGCTGTAGTTGCTGCAAACGCCAAATTACCTGACGAATCCAGCGACACACCCAACGTCGAGTTCGTCGCGAAACCCAACGTGTTCGCGGCCGGCAGGTACATGCCGTTCGTCGGCACTGTACTGCCATCGGGGATGAACCGATTCGCAGTCAACGGGCCGACGAGCGCTGCAGCCCACGTTGCGTCCCCTCGCCAGAAGGTCGCGCTTGTGGCGCTCGTGCCGCTGTTCAGGTTCGTCACCGGCAGGTTGCCGGTGACGTCCGCGGTCAGCGACACGGCGCCGAAGGTCGGTGCGCCGGCCGCGTTGCCGTGTAGCACGGTCGTTGTCGTGCCGAGCGACGCGAGCACGGTCGGCGTCGCGGCGGCGCCGCCACCGAGCATGATCGCGTTGGCGGTGAGCAGCGCCGATGACGCGAGCGTGCCCGAGGCGGTGTAGGCGAGCACACCGCCGCTCGTGCCGCTAGCGAGGCCGGTCCCACCGTTGGCAACGGGCAGGACGCCGCTGATCGCCGCGGTGAGCGACACCTTGCCCCACGCCGGCGCGACGCCGATGCCGCCCGACAGCAGCGCGTTGCCGGTCGCCACGTCGGCGAGGTTCGCGTAGGTGCTCGCCGAACTCGCATAGAGCAAGTCGCCGGCTACCGCGCTGTTCGGGTAGGTCGTCGCTGACCACGCCGGCGCCGCGAGCACGCCGCCCGAGCGCAAGTAGCTGCCCGCGGCCACATCGGCAAGCCGAGCCAGCGTCGAGACGCTGCTCGCGTAGAGCAGGTCGCCGATCGAGAAGGTGTTCGGCAGGATGCCTTGCGATGAAGGCCCGGCCGGGGTGTCGCGGCGCCCGAACGTGCGCCCGGCGAGCAGCGCCTGTGCTTCCGCTACCTCAGGCGGGCGGTAGGGGTTGGTGTGCACGGGATCACTGGATGCGGTTCACGAAGCCGCTGATGTTGATCGCGCTTGCCGTGCCCGAGAAGGCTTTCACGAGTAGCCCGCCGTTCAGGTTCTGGCCGGTGGCAATCGGGATCGGCGCCGAGTTCGGCGGGATGCTGAACTGCTTCACCATGTGATCGCCGGGATCGAGAACCCCACCCCACTCCAACGTCAGCGTTGCGACGGCGTTCGTGACGTTCGAGGCCCACAGGTACAGCTCATCGAAGGCCAGCGCACCGGCCACAGCGGCATGGATCGCAGTGCCAGGGCTTGCGACAGCCGCGACCGGGATCTCGCGCCCGCTGGTGCTGCCCGAGAGAAGGAGGCGGGTAAAGGTCGTCATGGGTCAGGCTCCGAAAATCTGTGTCGCGATGATAGACGGCGCATCGTCGATGCCGCGCTCTTGTTTGAGTGGCACGTGCGGCATGAAGGCGCGCACCGCGATCTGATTCGTTTGCTCTTCGGGTGGCATCGGCGCGTTGAACGCGGGCCGGCGCGCGAAAGCCTGTGTCGCCAGCTGCGCACCAGCGTCACTCACATCGCGCGCCTGCGTGAGCGACACGTGGGGCATGAAGGCGCGCACCGCGATCTGATTCGTCTGCTCCTCGGGCGGTGGTGCCGGCGGATTCGGGTTGCGCGGCGTGAACGAACGCACCGCGAGCAGCGTCTGCGAGCCATCCGCGGCCAGATCCGCGACCGCTGCCTCGAGCGCGGTGAGTGCCAGCTGCAGCGCGGCGATCTGCTGCCGCAGCACGTTGAACTGCGTGCTGCCCGTCGATGACGACTGGTTGACCGTACTCTCGACGCTGCCGAGCGCACCTTCGATCGCCTCGATACGCTGGCGAATGTTGCTGATTGCGACGCTCAGCGGGCGATCCCCCTTCACATCAGGGATTGCTGGTTTACCTGTTGTTGCCACTACACTGTCCTCTGCGTGGCTAGGGTAGCTCCCGAAAGTTGGTCCCCGTGCCAACTGCCACGTACTTCATCACGGTCAACTTTCGGGAGTTGAGAATGCGCGAAATCTGGCGAGCCGTTTGCGGCTACGAGGGCCTGTACGAGGTCAGCAATCTCGGGCGCGTCAAGTCCGTGTGTCGCTTGGACTGCCAAGGAAAACCAGTTCTTGAGCGTATTCTGAAACAAACCTGCGGGAGCGACGGCTACTCGAGGGTCGGCCCTAGTAAGCATGGCACTCGGGAACACCTGCTCGTCCATCGACTCGTTTTGCTGGCATTCAGGGGCGACCCCCCGGTAGACTGTGAGTGCTGCCATCGCGACGGGATGCGAGCAAACAACCGCCTCAACAATCTTCGCTGGGGGTCGAGAAGTAGCAATCATGCTGACAAGAAAGCACACGGAACACAGCAACGCGGCGAACGACACCCTGGTGCGCGTCTCACGGATGTGCAAGTCTTGGCGATCCGAGCAGACCCGCGCAAAAACGCTTCTGCTATCGCCAGAGAGTACGAAGTCACCGCGACTACGATAGGGTATGTACGCTCGCGCAAAACTTGGGTGCATATCTAGCCGAGCTCCGCTACGTCATCGGCGGCCTGCAACACACGCACGGTGTCAGTGCCGATCAGTTCCATTTCGAACGTCTCGTAGGGCTCACCATCAGTCGGTTCGCTCAGCGTGAACTCGGTGTCCTCGGAGATCACGAACGTGTCGAGCAGCGTGCCGTCGCCGTAGAACAACGCGACCAAGTTGCCCGTCGCATCCGGTCCGCGTCGGACCTGCGCGATCGTGTACCAGCCGGGGTAGTTCAGCAGGTACAGCTTCGAGCGCCACCGGTAGGTCATCAACACTTGCGTGTTGCCCTCGAACTCGTAGATCGTGCGCGCGTCGACGTACGCCGGCAGCTCGGGCGGCACCGGCAGCTCGGCGTCGTCGGGCTCGTTGTCATAGTCGAGCACGAGGTACATTTTGTCCTCGACCGGATCGACATAGGCCGCGCTGGCGTGGAACGCCATCTCGACCACGCCGAAGCCGTCCGAGCGCAAGTCGACCGCGTAGCAGCCGCGCGCCGAGCCCGACTCCCAGAACATGAAGTAAATGTCGTTGTGCGCGACGCTGAAGATGCTCGTCGGGTCGAGGGCCTGCCACTGCCGGCGCGTGAAGACGCCCTGCGTGAGGTTGCGCACCTGGCCGATGCCGGCGCACACCATCAGGCCATCCGGCCCGCTGAAGACGACCCCCATGCCGGTGATGTAGGCGAAGCTCAGTTTGCTCGAGGCCGCGTGGGGTACTTCAAATTTTGCCATTGAATACGCCGCAGGGTCGTTGCCGCTGGCGACGTAGAGGAAGCTCTTGGTCCCGATCACCACCGTCGTGTCGATATTGCCGATGCCGACGATGTAGGTATCGGTGTTGAGCCGGTACTCGACCGGCCACGCGTGCGGGTGGTTCTGTGCGCTGAAGCACAGCTGATTGCGCCGGAAGCCGACCATCACGCCGTTCGGCAGCGCGAGGATGCCCTCGAGGTCGCTTGGTGGCAGCGCCCAGTTGTCAGATGCCAGCACCTCGCCGAGTTCGGTGTCGGTGAGCACGTCCACGTAGTCGGCCTGCGCGAGCGGCACCTCGGCGACGAAGCGGAACGCGGTGCCGGTGCTGCCGGTGGCCGCACGGTAGATGCGCTTGGTTGTGATGAAGTAGTCCGCACTCGTGCCGCTCGGGGTGTCGGTCGGCGTCGTCACCGTGACGCTGACGCCATCCGGCCGCAGGATCGTGCTGCTCGGCAGGCTCGGCGCGCTCTCTTCACCGAGGTCGTTCACGAACGTGTAGACGTAGCTCGTCGCGATGTTCGTGATCACCGTGCCGTTCGCGCCCGAGGCCTGCACGAGGATGTTGTCGTACCCGACCGTTTCGAGGTCGTCGCCCTTGGCGTTGATCGGCCCGAAGATCCCGCCGACCGTGAAGACGTTCGTGGTCGTCACGGTCGCGAGCTGCACGCTACCGAGGTACAGCGTCGCGGTCACGGTCTGCGTGCCGTCCGCGTTGCTGACCATCTGCGCGGTGACGGTATACCACGCGAGGAAGTGCCACGAGCCGCCGGGGCCTGATGCGCTGGTGAGCGTCGAGCCATAGCCGTCGTTCAGCGCCGCGCCGGTGCAGATGCGCAAGAGCGGCGCGCCGCCACCCACATCGCCGCCGACGACCACGCGGCATCCGTCGCCAGCGACGCCGCAGCCGACGAGGAAGCCGCAGGTCACGCCCGCCCCCCCGCCGCTCGCCAGGGGGCGCACGTCGAACGAGGTGCGGATCAGCGACGCGCCGGTGGTGCCAAAGTCGCGCGTGATCGCCGCCGGCGCACCGAAGTTGCCCTGCGCCTGCGTCTGGAAGCTCGGCGCCGGGTTACCGAAGGCGTCATCCTGCGTCGTCAGCGATACCGACGACCCGGCGTTGATCTGCGGTGTCGTCGTCCACAGCGCCGTGAGATCGCCGCATTCGTCGAGGATGTCGACTTGGAACGTGGTCGGCGTCGGGTCGATCCCGACTGCCAGCGTCGGCACACTGTCCGGCGGCGGCACGCCGAGCAGGCGCGTCGTGTGCGGCCACGGCTGCGTCGCGGTGCCGTTCGGGATGCCGGTCGCGAGGTCGAGGTTCGTGAAGCGCGGCGCGTCGAGCCCGGTCAGGTAGGTGCGAAACGTGGTGTCGCCCGGCACCGCGCCGCGCGCCACGTCGACCTGCTCGTCCCACGAGAGCCAGAATTGGCCTGCCATCAACGAGATCGTCTTCACCGGGCCGCCATTCGCGAGGCCCTGTGTCATCGAGAACTGCCGGAACGCCGTCAGGTCGCCCGTGTAGAGGCGCGCGTTGACCGCGGCCTGCGCCGCGTTCTCGGGCAGCGCACGAGGGGTGATCAGCGGGACTTCACCTCGGAAAGAATTGACGGCGCGATTCGTCATGAGAGCTTGCGAACAGTGACAGCAATATCAATGACGATAGCTTCACTGTTCTCAAGAATGCTCCAATTGGCGATTATGGTTCTGACCAAATCACCAATAGAAGCCGAGTCCGTGAAACGCATCTCGGTATTGGTCGAGGGGTTGTTCCACACGATTCCCGTAGGTATTAACACGCTCGCCCCTGTAGGCAGGTCGAAAGGTCCGGTTGCGTTCCCTACATCTGAAAATACGAGGAGCAAGGAGGCTTCCGATCCCACTGACGCTGAGGGGGTCGTCTGTACCGTCATTTTCGCTTCGTAGACGCCTTCCGACGAGTACGTGAGTGTTTTCGCAGTGCTGTCCCACGCGGCATCCGGCGATGTTGATACAGATGTCGTGACCCAATTGGAAATGTCTGCGCCAGCGTTCCCGCTGCCACTCAACATGAATGCCAGGGTCGGGCTCGCGCCACCGTCAGGTAACTCTATCGTCGCAACGCCACTACTCCCTGGCGTCACCGAAGTCGCGTTGACGAAATTCAATCCGGACACAGCGGCTTGTACAAGCGAACCATCTGAGTACACGTCAACGGAGCCGCCCCCTTCCGCAGAGACCTCGAGTTTGTTCGCGTTCTCGCCGACGCCTCGCGTCGCCGTAATCCCCTGCGTGAAGTTGACGGTGTCGACAGTCGCATCACCGAGATTCACACCGTCCTGCTGATACTGAGTGTAGTCAGGGAACTCGCCGCTCTCAGCTTGGGCAATGCTCACCGGCGTGATCGTGAATGAAGGCATCGCTCGGTTCCTCAGTAACTGGTCCAGAGACCACCGATACCGCGCGGCGTCACGAACTGGCGTGGCCGCGCACGGCCGGGACCGGTGTTGTACCCGCGCTGTGCCTCGGCCTTGCCGTTGCTGATGCCTGAGCGGAACGTCTTGCCGTACATCACCGCGGCATTTGGATTGCTCCACGGCATGCCGGGCAACATCAGCAGGTACTCAAGCGCGCCGGCTTCGATGTCGTTGCTGTACTTCTGAAGTGGTGCCTGTGGAACGTTCACCGCGCCTTCCTTCGGCGTCACGATTGCCGTCACCACGAGGTCGATAACGGTGCTCGGCGTCGGCCAGATCGCGAACTGCGCCTCGGGCACGTACTGGTACTGCGTTGGCTGTGGGCCGGCAGGAACGTTCGGGCTCCACGTGTTCGAGTCAGTCGGCCCGAGCCCCCACGTCTGCGGGTTGCCACCGGTCGGCGTGAACGTGGCCTGCATCGCGAAGATGCCGATGATGTCGAGGTTCGGGTCATTGCCGAGCGCGTACTGCTCCTGGTTCGCGACCGTGGCGCCCGGGACGTTGATCTTCAACCACTGCGCCTGCTGACAGAACTCGCGATACGCGCGCATGTACGCGTGACGCAGCGTCGTCGTCGGGCACTTTCTCGCTACCTGAGCGACGTTCGCGAGGTAGTCGTTGACGTCGACGAGGTTCATGCACTGGTCCCTGGTTGCGCTGCGACCTTCGGTGACGCGGCGATCTGCGCGTTCGACTTCAAGCCAAGCAGGGAGCCCCACTGCTGCATCGCTGCGGCCGACTTGGTCAGATCCTGGCGCTTCGTGTTCTTCGCGTAGCACTTGCAGAGCACGAACTGCTCGAGCACGGTCTGATAGCTGGCTGGGATGTCGATCTCTTCGGTGTCGTAATTGACCTGCGGCGGCACGGCGCCGCGGTTCAGGTCGATGCTGCCGGTGCCGTCGTTGGGCGGGAACACGACGAAGCGGCGCGGATAACGCGGGTCGTAAGTGAAGTGTTCGACGACAGTTTCCTGCGTCGCTGCAGGCCAGAAGCGGTTCGACTCGTCGAGCAGGCTCTTGTCGACCTGCGTGATGATGCGACCGCCCGTGTTGCGCGGGATGTCGAACAGCGCCACCGTGTCGTCGGGGCACTCCTGCGCCTCACCGGCCGCGGGCGTGAACGGAAGCTCGACCACGTACATGTCGGGCTTCACGAACGCAGTCGCGCGCAAACCCTCGTTGAGGTACTCGAGCAGATCATTCGCCGACCACGTGCGATGCGCGCGGTCCAGCAGGGTGCCGGCGGCGCTGTCGAGGATCGTGGCGGCGAGGATCGGCATGTCAGTTCGGGTCGGTGCCGTCGCCTTCGGCCGCTGCGGCAAGCTCGGCGACGCGCGTGCGCAGCTTCTTCAGCGGCAGCGTGGGATCGAGCACCTGACCGAATTCCTCGAGCGCGAACAGCACGAGATCGTCCGCGGTCGCGGTGCCGATGTCGAAGGCTTCATCCGCCGGGGCCGTGTTCACGACCTTGCGCGGCATGCGCATCATGCCCTTCAGCCAGGCCATGCGCTCGGGAAGCGACGCATCGAGCGAGCCACCGTAGACGCGGTACATCGGATGTACGCGCAAGCGCGGCGTGTTCGGCATCAACCGGCCGTCCTCGACGTGGATCACCATCGGGTTTTCACGGTCCTGCTTCTTCTTGCCGGTGCGCGAGTTGGCATCGGATAGGCGTTGCTCTTGTTCGGCTGTGATCATGGGGGCTCCGTTTGATCAGGTTGGTGGTTGCTTACTTCTTCGCCTTGAGTTTGGCGAACTGCTTCTTGTCGAGATTCTTGTCGGCCTTCGAGCCCTCCTTCATGCCTTTCGGCTCCTTGTCGAAGGGTGACTTCTCGAAGGCCTTCATGGTCTTGGGGACCATGGGCTTCTTCATCGGCATCGCTCGGGCCATTCTCGCGCTCCTTCAGGGTGTAGAAAACCGGCGCCATGAGGCGCCGGATGATAGAGTGGCAACTGCTGTCGGAATCAGGAACCGGCCGGGGTCGTGCCCGGGGTGTAGGCGGGCCGCTTCATCTTCCCGGCCTCGCCGTTCTTCTGGCTCGGGCCAAGGGGCGTATTCGGGTAGCGCGCCTTCGCCTTGCCGGAAGCCTTGGCGTTGTTGCTCGTCACCGTTTCCGGGGCGGTCTTGACCGGGATCGACATCCCGTAGGGGTTCTTCGTTTGCATGAGAATTCTCCTGTTGCGTTTGGGCCGCGACGGACCGGAGCAGAGGCTCCGATCCTACCGGGATCAGCTGACCTTGACCACGGCGGTGCCGACGTAGTTCGGGCCGATGACTTCGTACCCGAACACCATCAGGCCGCGGATGATGTAGCCGAAGTCATTCGGGTTGTCGATCATCTGGCACTCGACGATCTGGCTCGCGAACGTCAAGCCGGCGCTGTGGCCGAACATGATGTACTGAGCCGGGCCGGGCGACGTCTGCTTCAGCAGGTTGCGCGACTGGTACATGGTGAAGCGATCGATTTCGCCCACCTTGCCGTTGCGCACGATCGACACGCCATCGCCAGCCAAGGAGGCGATGCGCAGATCGCTCTTCTTGATGCAGGCGATGAAGGCCGGCGACGCCACCATCCAGCGGCCTTCGTCGCTGACGTTCTGCTCGTCCAGCACGGTACCGCAGTCGACGATGAAGTCGACGATGTTGGCCTTCGTCAGCGCGACCGGGTTGGTCGAGTCTCCGAGGTTGATCGAGTTCGAGTCGGCGCCGGCGGTCGTGCCGCTGTTGTCGGCAGACACCTCGGCCGGGATCGTCTCGAGCATGTCGGCGTCGGCCGCGATGCGCAGCTGGATCGAGCCGTCGTTCGCGAAGACGTCCGCGAGGTCGAGGTCCGACTGCCGCGAGTCGACGGTGCTCAGCGCGACCGCGAAGCTCTTGGCCTGGTCGATCGACAGCGTGACGCTGTTGCTGGTCGGGTACTGCGGGTTCAGGCCGGCGCCGATCACGTAGTCGCTGACCGTCACGTCGGGGATCGTGCGGATGATGACCTGCGCACCGAAGCCCGCGATCTCGCCTTCGTAGTCGGTCGAGGCGATCTCGCCGAAGACGGTGGTCTTGTAGAACTTCTCGACGAGCTTGCCCGAGTAGAGCAGCGGGTCGAAGTTGACGGTGCTGCCGGGGCCGTAGTCGGGGATGCCCGAGGCGCGCGGCACGTTGGCGAAGGCCACGAGACCGGCGCGGCCCATGTAGTCGAACAGCGCGTCGTGCGCCTTCAGCGCGACAGCGCCGAACAGGGCTGCGACGGACGCAGCCACGGTGGTAAGTTTCTTCACGGTTCTTCTCCTGAATCGGGTTGCGTGTTAGTGCCCGCTATCAGCGAGCACCGTTCCGCAGCGCGAGTCGGGCCTCGAACGAAACGCGTTCGGCTTCCTTCACCTTGCCAAGTGCCGAGCGCTTGTAGAAGTCCTTGACTTCCACATCGGTCGGCGCGCCTGCCTGCTGGGCGGGCGACGGAGGAGGGGCGTTGCCGCCCTCGGGGTTGGCGCCGGACCCGCTGGGCGTCATCGGAGGCGGGGGCGGCGCCGACACAGGCGCGGGGGCCGGTGCGAGCGTCGCCTTCCACTTCTTCATCATTCGGGCCGCGCCGATGGCATTGGCCTTCTCGATGTAGACGTTCAGGATGGTCTGACGGACAACCTCGTTTTCGTCCTCTTCCGCGAGCCACGCGCGCCAGCGCTGATCGGCGTCGACTTCGCGCCAGTTCGGAAGCTGCTCGGTGAGAGCATCCTCGAACCCGGTGCGGGCCGCTTCGGCTGCGTTGGTCTGCTGGCGCTGCTGCTGTTCGCGAACGGGCTTGACTGCGGCCTCGATCGTTTCCTGTGCAGTGGCACGAGCAGCCCGCAGCGCCGTCCCGGCCATCACGCGGCACTGCTCTTCACCGTACTGCTCGATCTGAGCCGGGGTGTAGAACTGCGTGAGGTCGATCGCGTCGTCAACTGGCTTCGCCGTGGCTTGGAGAGTGCGAACCTCTTCCTCAAGCCTGGCAATCCGCTGATACAGGGTGTCGCACTCCGTCGCCCGGTCCGTGCGCTCTCGGGTCAGGATGCCTGATGTGACATCGAACCGCTGTTTCCAGTAGCTCGGGTCCGAGTGGCGCGGGTCTGCGGCTGGTGCTGCGGCCTGCGGTTCTGCGGCTGGTGCGGGTGTCGCGGCGGGCTCGGGGGCCGGTGCTGCGTCACTCGTCGGGGTCGGTTCCGGTTCGGCCGGGGCGTTGCGGGCGTCAATGCGGGCCTGGATGGCGGCACTGCGGCGCAACACGGCGCGAGGGAGTTTCGTTTCGTTCGGGGCCGTTGTCGGCTGCATTCAATCTCTCCACGATCCGCGGGTTCGCGCTCTGGCGCGGCGGGGTTCGCAAGGGATGCGGAAAGATCGCGGTTCCCAATGTCAGGCGAAAGCGTCGGAAGCTGTGGGGGCAGCTTGGCGCAACCGCGTTTGTGGCTGGAACAGCGGCGCGGCGAGGTGCTTGGCAAAGCCGTCCAGATGGACCGCCTTGCCCTGCGCGCGGTAGAGGTGCTCCCCTGCCAGCGTGCGAAGCTGCTCGTTCGTGTCGTCGATCTCAGCCTTGATCATGGCCTGAAGCAACTGCCCTTCCGGCGACTTCCCAAGTCGGGCCAGGAATTCAAGCTGTTGTGCAGTCAGACGCATGGTTGCGCGGATTGTGTGCGTAGTGCGTGCTCACGTCAACCGCCGAGCGCCGCCTGCGCGGTGGCGCCGGCCGACTTGCCCGACTTCGCCGCGCCGGCCTCCTGATCGGGGGTGAACGGGTGACCTGCCAGCGCCGCAGTGACGGCCTGCGTCACGATACCACCGATGATGCGCTGGTTCTCGCGCGCCGCCTCGCGCTGGCCGATCATCTGCTCCTTGGCCTGTTCGGCCTGAAGCATCTGCTGCTGTTGCGCCTGCGCGGCCTGCGCCTGGGCGGCCATCTGCTGCTCCACTTCATCCTCGGACGGCACGCAATCGGACACGGGGAGCTCCATCGACTTCGCCACCTCGCGCACGATGTTCGCGATGTACTTCGGCCCGATGACCTGCGCGATGACCGGATTGCCTGTTGCCAACTGCAGGAACTGCGTGCGGCGCTGCTGCGCTGATTCCTTGATGAGAATCGCCGCAGCACCACGCGGCACGACGATGCAGTCGCCCTTGATCGAATGATCCGGGTTGTAGAGCATCTCGTTCGTGAAGCAGTCGCCGATGGTCGGGCTGATCACGTTCAGGTCGATGTTCGAGATCGCGCGGCGCAAGCCCTTCGCGGCGTTGTTCATCAGCATCGACAAGCCGGTGGCCGTGTCGGCGCTGCCGCCGGCGCGCTCGTTGCCGTAGGTGTAGCGCGGGATGCCCGTCGAGTCGTCGGCGCGGATCTCCCACTTCTCGTACGTCGCCATGAGCGACGCGGCGCGGTCGTCGGCCTGGAAGAAGCCGATGCCCGGGTTCACGCCCTGCGTGGGATCGCTCTTGAGCTGCCACAGGCGCCACGGGAAGATAGCCTGCGTGTCCTCGCCGTCTGCGAAGCGGTCAGCATGTACCCACACCATCGGGCCCGATGCCATTGACAGGTTGTCGGCAAGCGCGCACGCGATGCCGTTGCACATCTTCTGTGATGTGGACGCGAGGTCAGGGATGGAGCGACCCCAGAAGGCGCCCGGGATCTCGTCATAGCAAGCCTTGCGGTACGGGCGCTGGTCGAGTGGGTCCGGGTTCATCGCGGCGTACAGGATGTAGCGCCCGCACACGAGCACGTTGCATTCGTAATCCTTGGTCTCTTCGATCTCGGGCTGGCCATTCTTGGCGCGCACGCCCCAGCTCAGTAGCTTCCAGCCCGGCACGCTGCCCCAGTAGCTGAGCGCATCGATCACGCCCGGAGGCGAGAGCCACATGTAGAGCGTCTCCTGCTCGAGCCGTTGGCGCTCGGCCTCGGTCCAGAGCCAGCCCTCGAGGTGGCCGCCCGAATAGTCGCGCAGCGCGAGATCGATCTGCTCGTCCTTGTAGTCGGGCAGGCCCTTCAAGTCCCATAGCTCCTCGCGGCGAAAGCGGATGCGCTCGATGAAGTCGCCTTGCTGCGGGCTGCGCGCGCTCGGCGCCGGGTAGGCGTCGAACGGGGAGACGCGCTCCCACGACTGGTGCGGGTTGTTCGCGACCTTCGGCGTCCAGCTGGCTCCCCACTCGAGCGTCTTGTGGCGCCGGTAGATCGGGCCCTTCAGGATCGCGGCTGGATAGGTCACGAAATCCTCAACGAACTCGTCCATCGCCTGCTCGTACCCGCCCTCGGAGAGTCGGTCGGCGATCTGGCGCTCCATGCGCCCGGCGCGCTTGTGCGCCTCCTTGGTGAGAGCGTCCTCGGCCTCGTCGCGCAGCTTGTCGCCGATCTGGTACGCCAGCGCGCGGAACTCGCCCTGCTCCATCGGGCCAGCGCCCTGCTGCGCGATCTGCTGCATCGCCTGCTGCGCCTGACTCAGCGCCTTCTTGACGATGCCCTCTTTCAATTCGTCGGGCAGGCTCGGGATCGGCGTCGGGTCGACGCCCCACGGCTGCTCGCCCACCGGCAGCACGATCTCGCGAATCCACGCGGACGCAGCGCGGCACTTGGTCTCGGTCAGGTCGGCGAAGACGACGTTCATGCCGCCGCCCTGGCCCTGCAGCGCGGCGATCTCGGCCGGGCTGTACAGGCCGCGCCTGGCGCGCAGGCACTGGAGCAGCTTGATGTCGATCTTCATCTTCGACAGCTTGTTGCGTCCCCACGCGGCGCGGACGTGGCTGGCGAGTGCCGAGAGCGAGCCGGTCTCGTTGATCGTCGTGGTTTCGGGCGCCACCTCGGCGTCACGCTGGAGCAACTGCTGCAGGCCGAGCGTGCGAACGAGGGGGTTGCTGCGGACGGACGCGACGGGAGGCGCTAGGGATTGCTGCGGCATGCGGTGGTCACCTGTAGGGGGTGGCGCATGGCAGTGGGCCGATTGCGGCGGGTGGGCGGATTATGCCGCGGGCTATCGCGACCACACAACGCGGCGCTTCTCGACGCGCTTCGCGCGCACCGGCGACACATCCACGCCGGCCGCGACTGCGAACATGCGCAGCGCGTCGGCGCCGTGACTTGCGATGTCGTGCTCGGGCAGCTTGGAATACTGCCCGGTGTCGGGGTTGATGTGGTAGCGGTAGTGACGCAGCGTTTGCAGGAAGTCGGCGCAGTTCACCTCATCGAACGACATGCGCGAGAACATCGTGCGCGCGGCGTTGATGCCATCCTGGATGCTCAGGTTCGGGACGATCTTCACGTTTCGGCGCGCGGCCAGCATCATCGCCTCGACACTGGTGCCGCTCTTGATGTCCTTCGAGCGCGCGTCGTGAGGAAGCCAGTCGACGCCGTATAGATAGTTCTTCGCTTGGAGCATCAGCAGGTAGTCGGCCACGGTCTTGTGGCGGTCCGCGTGGTAGTCCACGATCCGGTACTCGTAGGGAAAGAACTGCACGAACAAGATCGCCGTGAGGTCAGACCAGCCGATGTCCCAAAACGTGTGCACCGGCCTCGCGCGATCGACCGGCACCTTGGCGATTCGCCCCTCTTCCATCGCGTCGCGCAGTTCACGCGCATAGATCGCGCCCTCGACCGCGTGCCGGCAGTGGCCCTCCCACACGTTCATGTAGGCATCGTAGTCCTTGGCTCTGAGGTGCTCCTTCTCGGCCCGGAGCACATCCGGAAACCAGGGGTTGTCGGCCCAGTTGAGTTTACGCACGACCGCATTTGGTGGCGGGTCGGAGATGAACCGCCGGTACGTCTCGTCCGTGTCCATGTCCGGATTCAGCGTCAGCCAGATCTCGGAGTCGTCGCGTCGGACTGTTGGGATCAGGATCTCCCAGCTCCCCTTACTCACGAACTGCGCCTCTTCGACCCACACAATGGTGATGCCTTCCATGCTCTTGAGCTTGGTCGCGTTGTGCCGCAGGCCGTCGAACATGAACTCGGTGCCGTTCGCGCCGCGGATCACCGTCTGCTGGATGTCGTAGAACGCCTCAAGGCCCAGCTCGGACACCTGATCGGACAGCAGTTTGTGCACCGAGTCGCGGATTGAGTTCTGGAACTCGCGACAGCACAGGATGCGGTGCTGCTTCTGTGCCCCGAGCAATAGGAGCGCACGGGCAACAGACTGGCTCTTGCCGCCTCCGCGGCCTCCGTAGAGCACCTTGTAACGTGCTGGCCTGAAGAGAAAATCGAGCTTGGCGGGGAACTCGTGCGCCACGCGTTGCGCTGGTGGTCGCTCGGTCAGGATCACCCTAGGTCACGCTCACCGTCACCGACGATCGCGGGCGTCTCCGTGCTGCGGAACACGATCACGTGTTCGACCTGCCCCTGCACTGGGCCACCATTGGCACCGACCACTTCCGTGCGCGCCAGCTTGGGGATGTGGAACTCGATCACATCCATCATGCAGCGCCAGGCCTTGTCGGGGCCTTGGGTCTTCGCGATCTCGTCGAGCCATTTCTGCATGCGTGGCACGTTGTTGTCAACGAGATCGGCAATCGCGCGTCGCGCATTGACCGTGGTTCGGTTGGGTGTCCCTTTGGGGCGACCCATGCCAGGCTTTGGCGGCCCATTCGGGGTTGTGACTACTCCGCGCGGCATTGAAGTTCTCCTCGGGTCAGGCCGGTGGAGTCGGCCGCAGCCACATCCACGGGCGGGACGCCTCAGGCTTCAGCAACTCGTGCAGCGTTTGATCCAGATCACGCGACCGCAGCGTCGGTTCAGCGTCCGCGGGCTTTGGGCGCCAGTCCGCCGGCCGCGCGCTGAAGCACTTCGCGTCGTCGTGGTTCGCCTTGCGGCACCAGTGGCACCACATGGTTAGAACGCTGCGATGCGCTCGGCCAAGACGTCGGAGAACTGCACCATGATCCCTGACTGGCGCACCAAGCGTTCCTGCTCGGCTTCGGGCAGCGCCTCGAAGGTCGGCGAAGCGAGGAAAGCCGTCAGCCGATCAAGCTTCGCTTCATTGTCTGCGCGTTCGTCGATAACGCGTTGTTGGTGTGGTTGCATCAGCGTTGTCCTTTTGGGCGTAGACCGGGGAACAGCAGGCCGAGCCCTTGCGGCTGCTGGATCGCGAAGGCGAGCGCCAGCTCGTGCGCGGTACGCTGCTTGCGCGCTTTGACCTTATCGCCTTGGGCCAGCGCGACGCGCACCTCGGCGAAGGCTCGTGCCTCCACGGCGGTGGCTTGGCGCGGGATCATCTCGCCCACCTCACGGTCGACGACACTGGCGAGCCCCAATCGGTTCACCGCGTCCACGTGCTCGGCTCGCTGGGCGCGACGTAGGCCTTCCCCGTCACCTTGTCGTACAGCTTGCCCGTGAGCGGGTCGCACACCGGGCCGGGCGCCGGGTAGCTGCGGTCCTTCACCCTGAGCTGAGCCACAGGCGCCGCGTCAATCACCTGACGGCTGCGGCGTGCGCCTTGCATCTCGCTCTCGCTCAGGCAGGGGCTCACGCCGGTGGCCTGGTTGCGGAAGCGCTGCGCGTTCGCGTCGTTCAGGAACGCACCGTCGAAAGTGCTGGTCGGGTCGGCTTTCATCATCTTCCTTTCACTGAATCGGCGAAGCGTACAGCGCCTCGCGTCGCTTGCTGTTCCAGTCGCTGATGATCTTCTGCACCGCGGCTACCAAGCTCGGCATATTCGTACGCTCAAGGTCGTCGATGCGCTGCTCATCGAGCATCGCCTGTACGAGCTTGACCACATACTGCTTGGCCGCCTCGAGCGTGTCCTGAATCGGGGCCTGCGAGCGCCACGCGACGCTCTTGCGCGTACAGCTCGGGAACTCGACGACGAAACCGCCGACTTCCGGGTCGTTTGTTGCGCTTTCTGCGGGGAATAGCTTCGCCATGCTCGCGACTGTAGCGGAAAACACATCCAACGCTTATTGAATATTGGGGATTGAGCCGCTTTGTCGCGCTCGCTGCGCCATCTTTTCCACATCCGCGGCCATCAGCCGTTCGGCGTTCTCTACCGCCCACTCCGCCATCTCGTCCTGGGCCTCGAAGTCGGGCTCAGCACGGGGGGCTTCCATGACTTCGGGGTGGTTCATTCACAGAATGTAACAGCGGCGTTGGCTGTTGCTAGATGGATGAGGCAGTGAGCTCATGTGCGGAGTTCAGAGCCTTCCGGCTTCTTTCGAGTTCGATCGCGGCTCGGTCTAGCGCTGCTGCGACGGCTTCGGTGGCTGGCCTGATGGGCAAGTGCGTTGCACCGCGCTTGCGCAGCTTCATGGCCTGGTTGCGCAGCTCGGTGGCCTGCTGGGCAAGTTCGTGGTCTGCCCACTGTCGGCATTCTTCTGTGAGCATCATGGCGTCACGCCACGCCAGACAAAATCACCCTTGTCCTCGCGGATCGCTGGCTCGTCATCAACGCATGGGCATTCGTAGCCGCTCAGGTGGTCAGCCACCGGGCGCCAGAAGTTGCGTACTTTGCCGCTCGGGGCGTGGTTGTCTTCCTTCGCGTCCGACAGATCGAATTGCGCCAGCACCCATGTCGCATCAGCCGATGAGCAGCGCTCGCCCATCATGCTCATGCTGACGTGGTACTCGGGACCGAGATCTGGTTGTCCGGGATCACGCACGACCTCAACGGCCGATAGCACGAACAGGCCGCTCTTGTGCTCCCATGCCTTAATTGGATAGCCCATCGCCGCAAGGTCTGGCGGCCATGGCCGCCATTTCGCGTGTGACCAGCCTTCGCCTGTTGGCGCCTTCGGTTGGATGATGTCCATGGTCTTCCCCGGATTCGTTTGAGAGGCACGCCACAGAGTTGAGGCGATTTGTATCGGTCGTGCTCGAAGAGCTAAGACCAGTTAGAGCAGTGTCCACGACGTTTTTTCAAACAGCGAGGTTCGCATGCGATTTCGGAATGCCACACCCATGAGCGGCGTGCCTGATGCCCGCAAAAATATCACTTGACGCCTTCACTGCAGTCGGGAATAGCTTGCACGCCAGCGCTGAACGTGCGTGTGTTCCACATCCGCATGGCGCTCTCTGGGTTGGGCGATGCCGGGCCGTAGCAGCCACACATGAAGCAAGCCACCATGTGCAGGCCTGCTTCTTCATGCGCGGCCGCGTCCAGACCACCGCAGAACGGGCACGGCAGGATGTCGGTCACGGCGGCCCCTTCTCCAAGAACCGGTACAGCGCCCGGATCGCCTTCTGGTTCGTCGGCACCGGCATGCCCACGGCCCGGCGTGGCCCGAGCACGTGCTCGACTGCTGCGGCCGCGCTGTTCGCCGCCAGGCTGGCGCTGTTCTGGCGCTGCACGCCGTCTTCGTCGACCCAGTAGCCACAAGCGTAGGGGATCGGTGGCCGGGTGACGCTGGTGCGGCGCCAGACGAAGCGGATGCCGTTCAGGGTGTGCGGCTTCAGCGACAGGCCCAGCGTGCGCGCGCCGCCGCGCTTCTTCGGAATGGCGGCGCTGCTCATGTGGGTTCACCGCCTTCGGAATCGGCCGGCGCGTCCTTGTAGTGGCGCTCGAACGCGGTGTCGTCCGGGTAGGCCGGATTTATGTGCTTGTAGAAGTGGCTCCCCTGCGACTCGGCCGCGAGGAACGCCGCGTACTGCTCTGGCGAGAAGTTCGGGTAGTGGTACGTGACCTTCTGGTGGTTCGACTTGAACTCGAGCGCCAGGGTGCCGTTCTCGTAGCCGTGAGCGTGCAACTGGCTGCTGTCGGCCAGGGTCATCGGGATTGTGGATGGCATGTCTTTCTCCTTGGGTTTGAATTGAGGGTGGGATGGGCCGGACGTTACCCCGGCGATGTGTTCGCAGTCTGGCCCTTGCGGGCTCTCAGGTCTGCTCGGCCACCTACCTGCCTTGCCGCCGCAGATTTTCCGAGCCGGCGGGCTCTTGCGTGTCTCCGAATCTCCACGCCGCCATCCCCTTGAAATCAGTTGCCGACCGGCTCTGCGCCCAGCGTCTCGCCGCCGATCATCGTGACCGGACCGGGATGGGCCTGTGCCTTGGCAGCCTGGTCTGTCTTCACGTGGTAGTCCATCCATGATGCCTCGCCGGGCTGGGCTTCCTCCGGCTTCTGGTGCAGCCGGATGCTGGTCTTGCCAGGCACGTCGTAGCCGTACTCGTTCTTGACCGCGAGATTGACCATCGTGTCGGAGTAGACGTAGCAGATGCCGGCGTCGAATGGCTGGGTGCCGTCGATGCTGCGCTCAATGGCCAGAGGGTGATACCAGACCCGGCGGCCGATCGTGGGGATGTTCAATGCGTTCTCCTTGAGTTGCCGCGCAGATGGGCGCGCGGCGGGCCCGTCACTTCTTCGCACCCTTGCGCGCTGCCAGCGCTGCCTTGGTCTTGAACGGCACGACCTTCTTGCTGGCGGCCTTCTTCGCCGCAGTCGGGAACCTGGCCGCACGCTCGGCGTCGCGCAGCTGCTTCGCGGTCGCCGGTTTGCTGTCCTCGGCCAGCGCCTGCTCGGGTGACTTCGCACCGGTATCGTCGGCGCTGAACATGTCCGGTGCGCCCGGGTGATCTTTCTTGAAAGCCGCAGCGGTGCCATCGATCGCCTCGGCAGGTTTCTCTGGCGCGGTCAGCGTGAACAGGATCTCTTGGCTCAGGTGCGAGCACAGCAGCCCGGCCTCGGTGGCGTCGATGTCGTTCGATCCAATGCTGAACATCAGCTCGATACTGCCGCCTTCCATCGGCACGCATCGCAACTTCGAGACCTTGCATCCGCCGATCTTGATTGGGTCTTTGTCGTCTATGCCATGGTCGACAGAAAGCGTCCAGCCTTCGTATGAATCCTTGATCTTCACCTCGTCGATGCGGCTTGATCGCAGCAGCGGCGTGGATGTCTCGACGCCTGGCAGGTTGTCCTGGTCGGGCACGACCGTATAGAGCGCGTGGCGCAACGTCGGATGGATTCGATCCAGCAGCGTGTTCGGACCTTTGATCTTGATCCCTAGGCTGATCGCGAAAACGCGATCTTCTCCATGGACCTCTGTGCGTGGTGTGACGCTCGTCAAATTGGCTTGTTGTTGATGAAATTCAAACATCGCGCGTTTCCTTTTTCACTTGTGGGAGTAGGTGTTTCCATGTGACGCCGCGTCGGATATCGCAGATGGTTCCGCGGGACACGCCATAGGCATCTGCGATCGATTGTTGAGTGCGCGAGTCTTTTCGGATAGCCAGCACCTGCTCGTCCGTGAAGATTGCCAAGTAGTGCGCTTCCCCGATGACGCGCGGCTTGAGGCCTCCCCTCCCCGCGACTTTGTGCGCGGCTTCGCACGCCCGGTGGGTAGCGTTCTTCCTGGTGCATCGCATATTCTCTGGCGCGTCATAGGCTTTGCAGAACTGACACTTGCGCCACCCGTAATTTCCGCACGCGTCGAAAGCGCGTTGCCGCTGATGCAAGAGCTTGTGATACGCGGCACTTGGGCAAATGACGAGGTTGTCTGGCGAATTGTTGAACGGGTTTTCGTCGACGTGATGTACCTCGGTTCCTTTTGGCAGCCGACCTCCGACAGCCTTCTCGGCGATCAGAATGTGTGGCGAGACTCGCTCTCCTTCTCGGGTTACCAATAGCGGACGATTACGTGACATCAGACGTGATCCTTAGATTGAATTTCAACGGTGACACCAAGCGATGCTGCCATCGCCAAGAGGGCATCGATGTAGTCCGTTTTTTCGCGACGGTCAAGGTGCTCGGTGGACATGTTGAGCTCGCGGTCTCCCTTTGGCGTGATCCGCCATTTCTGTACGCCGCGTGTCGTTTGCTCAGGTAGTAGTTCCCGTTTCGAATGCTCGGCCCAAGTCTCCGCGTCGAACTGTCGACCAGCAATCCATGCCTGTTCGGCGATCTGACCCAGGACGATCCAGATGAGCGCACGCTGCGCATCGCTGGCCTTTGGGCGGTGCACACGAATCGTCGCCTCAAGCGGCTCACCATGCTCAATCGCAGCTGGAGCGTTCAGCTTCAGAAATGCAATCAAGCGCTGCGCGTCCTCGGCGCTACGGATCACGAAGGTGCGCGCCAGCTGGCTCATGCCCACTGCTCCGGGAAGTGCGAAACGTCAGGAACCGGCACGCCGGCCGGCCACAGCTGGCGTTCGACCAGCTGGTGCACCGTGACCTTGTGCGCGAGCCACCATGCCCGCTGCTTCTCGGCCTCGGTGTACTCCTTGCCCTGGTCCAGTTCGCGGTGGCATTCATCGCAGCCCGCGGCGATGCGGTTGTCGTCAGCCTTCACGCTCTTGCCTTTGCCGTGGATGGCCCAGTTCGAGTGACAGGCCATCACGCCGCGAATCTGCCAGCAGAAGTTGCAGCGGTCCAGCAGGCGCACATTGTCCAGCAGCACGCGGCTGCGAACGTACTCGTGCTTGGGCAACGGCACCACCGCCTTTGCCCGCTGGTCCGCAATGCGCACAGCTGGTGCTCTCGGTGCACTGGGAGCGGTTCCCTCGTACTGGCGTGCTGGGCGCAGGGGAGGGGCTTTGCGCTTGATTGGAACGCGCTTCACGTCAAGACCTCGCGCCGCTGATCGAAGTGA